AGCGGGCTACTTCCACAACGTCGGCCACGAAGCTGTCGTGCTGAAGACGGATCTCTCGCCGGAGCTGGTGGCAGCGTCCATCGCAACCACCTCTGGGCTTCAGGGGCAGGTGCGACACAGCGGATCCTACCCGAACACCTACCGCTGGATCAGCTACGAGGTCTCCTCGACGGAGGCCCGACGCCGGGACTTCGGAACCTACACCCGATTCTCTATCGAAGTCCGGCGCCTGACATAGTCACCTCGATAGCGACGTAGGTGTAGCGGTCATCCTGAGTAGGGACGCTCCCCGTAGTCACCACTAGCGTGTGGTCTCCCCGATCCCACTCGCGGTAGACTCGGACATATCCCCACTCGACTGCGTAGAAGAAGGGGACTTGGCTGCTCTCCCAATCCCGACAACGGAAGTTGGTGAAGTAGCCCTGAGCGGAGGGGTTGCTCCAATCGCAGTGCTTCCCGGGCGTCCGGGAAGGGGTCGGGAGGGAGCGCATCCTTCCCCGGCCCTCCTTCAACCAGAGTGCCTCATCCCAGACGAAGGACTCTTCGTACTCCCCCTTGAGGGACGCCGTGAGAGCCTCGAAATAAGCCCACTCTTCGTCGGTGGATCGCTCAGGGCTGTAGAAGAGCTGGCTGTCGTTCCCAGGGTACAACGGCTCCGGGAGGAACAACCACTGAACCAGTGTCCCCCCTTCGTCGAACCTGTACTCCGTCTCCCCCGCAACCCCCATCCGAGTCTCCTTGTACCGGAGAATACCGGACTGGACCAGGAGAGGCGGGAGGCCCTGATGGGCGTGGCGGACCAGATGCTCGGAGGAGCCCAGCGGGGGCCCCATCATGTCAAAGGTCACGGGGCCCTTGTCACAAGCCAGGGTCAGCAGGCAGAAAATCGTCGGGGGAAGTCTCATCTCATTGCTCAGTAGTTCCCTTCCCTATACGAACCCGCCCAGGAAACTTTCCGAAGAAAGATTCCAAGAAACCTGTGGGCCCGCGTATATAGGGGGTTTACGAGCGGATAATTTCCAAACCCACGAGGCCGCGGAGGTTATCTACGGTGCCGCTGCTACCCCCCTGCTCCAGGTTGAGGGCCTTCCCTCCGGCGGTATCCTTGATGATAACCTTCACGAGGACCGGGACGGTCCCTTCAGCGGAGACGAAGAGAGTCGCCGCTGGACCTACGTGGACCCGCACCTGACACTCCACAACGCCCGAGACAGCGTCCACATCATCAAACGTGGCAGGTCCCGTGACCTGACAGCCGGCTCCATCTTGGAAGGAATCCTGCTTGCTAGGGCCGGCACCGTCGCCCCGCCCAAGGTCCATCCAGGTCGTCCGTCCAGGGACCTTGACCAGGATAGCAATCTCCGGAGCCCCAGGCCCGGGAGGATCGTAAGCGAAATCGTTGAGGAGAAGGCCCTTCACCTTGAGAGTGAATAGGGCTGAACCTTCGGCTGCAACCGGGGTACCCGAATTCTTGAACCCTACATCGAAGGCTCGGATGTAGATCCGGTCTCCAGTCTCCGAGCTGTAATCCGGCTGGTCTGCGGCGATATCAGAATCCCCTGAAGGACCGGAGGGACGCATCCCGGAGCTGTAGTCGTGCTGGGGGAAAATCAACACGCCTGCGCTGGGGAAAGCAGACGCCACCCCGTCCGAGAGGGGCGGGTTCCGATCCGGGAGACCCGCGACCTGAAGCTCTCCCGCAGGGATGGAGCTGAGATGGTTCCCAAGCTGCACCCAGGAACTCGTATCGTAGCCCGAGACCGCCGTAGTCCCCGCTCGTACAGGGACGTCAATCGCAGAAGAGGCCCCGCCGAGCCCTGGCCCCACCAGGAGAGCCTGATCTCCCGCCGACACCCCCGGGAAGGTAGCATCATAGCGGTAGACCTCATCAAGGAACCGCTCCTCTACGTCCTTCTGAGCCGTCTGAGTACCCGCCGCCGCAGTGGTCGCCGTCGCGGGGTTGGCATACACGGACTCATCGGTGCTGTGGAAGAGCAGGGTGTCCCCGTTGGTCTCCAGAATCGTTGTTCCATACACGGCCGTCGCCGCTGCGCTGTTCCCCAGGGGACGACGGATAAACATCCTGACCCGAGCATCCCTGGAGAAGCTGGGAGCCGAATCGTCCCCCGTGGGCTGGAAGCCTGTACCGGCGATCGTAAAATCAGCCTTGTCCGTGAGACCAGGAGGGGCGACCAGGGAGAAAGGACCGTCAGTGTCCCCGAGATGAGTCATGTTCATCTCAATCCGGCCTGCCTTGGACGTGCCTGTACCAGCGGGCACGGAAAAGGTCGTCCCCTGAGCGAACGGGCCCACCCAGAGGAAACCGACGTCAGGGCCTTCCAAGCCAGAAGAAGCGGGGGTCCCGTTCCCCACTCGATAGCTGCTATCCCAGACCCCCGTCGCCTCCATCGGGAGCGACGTGATCTTCCAGGGGTTGAGCTGGGTGGACGGGATGAAGTAGCTGACACCGCTCAACACCTGGACGTTCACCGGAGAACCCGGGTCAAAGGTGTAGACCGTGTTGACAAACACGGGAGCCGCCGTGCCGTCATCATCCTCGATATGAGCACCGCGGACGATGCGGTAGCTCCCCGCCGGATCGAAGGGCGAGGAACCCGTGGAGAGGTTGGCCGGAAGCTCCACGTTGGTCCAATTGACGATATTGGCAGACCATAGGGCACTGTCCGCAGGGGAGGTGCCGTCCACCACGAGGGCCTCAAAAGCGGCCTCCGTCTTGAAGTGGAGGAGCAGGAAGGAGCCGATATCCCGGGCGTCGCCGCCAGCTACCGTGGGGAACTCGAACCGCTGACGGAAACGAGCCAATTGGAAGGTCCAATAGGTCGTCTCAAAATCGGTGAAATCACCCGCCTGAGTGAGATCCGTCCCTGCATTGAGGGCGATTGTCGGCTTGCTGAAATAGCGAGTCCGCTCTGCCGTCGGTGTGAATCGCAACCCCGTCGAGGTGCTGTAGTCGTTCAGGTAGGGCAACCTGTATCGGAAGAAGTTGTTGTCATCCCGGTTGTCCGCCGCTCCCGCGAGTGTGGGAGCCGACGCGGAGGTAGTTCCCCCGAGGATATCGAAGCCCAGACGGGTCATGCCGACCGTCGTGTCCGCCGCCGGGGGGGAGACGCCACCCGTGGAAGAGACTCCCGTGTGCAACTCAGAGAGATCAAACTGACCTGTTGCTCGCCCAGGGAAGGTATAGGGATCAAAGCCGTCTGAAGTCGAGTCTCCCAGCGTGAACATCCCGCCCGGGTCACCGTCGCATCCAGAAACCTTCCCCGATCCAAGGGAGAGAGCGGCGATGCACCGAAGGTTCTGAGCCTGACCGGTGAAATCCGCAAGGGTTCCTCCGGCTGGGAAGTACAGGAGAGCCAACACGCCTCGATCAGCGGGGTAAACCGCGCCGCTGACTACAGCGTAGCTGTTCCCTGATCCGGGCTTCGGCATCACCCGAGCGGTCTCGATGACCGCACTCCCCCGAGTGAACCCGCCCTGATAAGTGTCCCCTGAACCCCCGCCCGTATAAGTCCCGTCCGCGACGTTGAAGGTGCTGTCCGTTGAGGGGTCATTCCCCGGCGTCGTGAAGCCGTCAGCGTACTTCGGGAGGACGTGGAAATAGGGGTAGATATCCGTGTCAGCGTTGGGGGCTGTTATGTCCGGACATGTCACCACACCATTAGCGACGAGGCCGGCGTCGTTCAGCTTCAGGACTCCCCAATCCGGGACACCAGAGAACGTCAGGTAGCTGAGATCCTTCCCCAGACCAGGAGGTCGGGGCGGAACCAGAGCAGCCAGCTCGTCAAAACCCTCCTGCGTGCTGTCTCCGTCAAAGGAGCCCGACTCGTCTTCCAGAGCGATGGCTGACGCCGCGTGAGCGGCTGTCGGGTCATCAACATGCCCGCTGACGCTGGAAACCCCGCCCGCGCTTGGGGCAAGGGAAACAGCCTCAACGCTGTCCTGGGCAGCGAGACCCGACCCGACCTGGAGGTCACCGGGGTTGTTACTACGAGGCATCAGCTACTCACCGTCAACAAGAGGTTGCGAGTCCGATAAACCGCGGCACAGGTTCGGTTACCTGAGTCCACGAATCGGACAGTGTTTTCCTCGTCCAACTCTGCAAGGCGACTGACCACCACCAACAACACCTCATCCTTCCGGAAGAGCAGCGAGTCCGCCGTCGCTCGGGCCAGGAAAGGAATGAAGACCTTGTGGCGGACGACTCCGCTGAGACCCTGGGCGAACGCGGTAGGCCGGTAAGAGGAGGTGTCCGAGACCTTGTACATTGCCCGGAACTCAACATCCTTGTCCGCAGACGAGAACGTGAAGTTCCCGGTGCCGTCTACAGGAACCAGCCCACGGAGGTTGAGCAACCCTGTCTCTGCGTTGAAATCGTCAATGGAGATGTTGCTCGTCGCCGCGAAGTACCACTCACCTGGGAAGTTGCTGGTCCCGTCGTCGTTGACGGGAATCTGATCCAGGGGAGCCAGATACGGGTAAGGCAGATCGACCGACCCCATCCCTACCTGACCCGTCCACAGCCCCTCGGACATAACCAGAGGTTCTACCGTCAGGGGATCCGGAAGCTCGCTCATCGGAGCGTTTCGAGTGCCCACAGTTTGAGGTGCGTTGCTACGGAAGTAAACCCCGACCTGATAGCCGCCCCCGCTGGCACCATAGTTCGGGACCGGGTCCTGAGCGAAATACGTGATCTGGCAGAGGGTCTGCCCCGCTCCGGAGAGAGGATCCTTGGACGGTGATCCACCCGCAGTGTCGAGCACGATCTTTCGGCTACTCGACCCGTACTCGGTAGACGCAGCGGCTACATCATGTGCCTGAGAAGCCACCTGATCCGTAACCCCCGTGAGGTGAGACCCTGACCCGTAGATCCGGCGAAGAGGGTGGATGTTGGTCGTGTCCCGTGAGACCACCGTGTCCGTGATAGGGGTACCTGATCCGAAACCGGTCCCGGGGTCGTTCGCTATATACTCCAGCCCGACCTCACGATAACCGCTACGGAAAGTCGGGCTCAAGAGATTCTCCATGTCGCCGGGGCGTTGGCTGGTGGCGTTCTCCAGAACCGGACCACGAGGCCAGGGGCCAGCGTCCGGGCTCAAGGTCACGTCCGGGGTATCCGTGACGCCCACACCCATCGGGTAGGTCAGCTCAACCTCAAGGAAGACCCGCCGCTGAGAACCAACGTCCGAGCTGGTGCCCACCATCGCATGATCAGGGTTCCCAGAGTCGCCCCCGTTCACCTGAACCTCATTAGCGTCCAGAGTGAGCTGGAGATGACCCGTCCCGACCCCGGTGATGGACTTGAACTGGACCGCCTGATCTACAGCGGTGGTGTAGTGCCCGTCATCATGCCACGCCCCGAGAACATCCGTAATCATCGTCCCTGGAGGAGCGAAATCAAGAACACTCGCGTTGTGACCAGGACCGGGGCCCGAGAAGGTCGCGTTCGCGGGATCAAAAGCCCCCATCGTGGAAGCATTCAACTCCGTCAAGTCCAGGTTGAGAACGTCGCCCTCACCCCAGCCATTCCAGGCTCCATTCGCCTGGGCCACATACTTCCCAGGGTATGTCCCTGAGTCATAGGAAGGCACGAACTCGAAAACCACCCGCTCGACCACCGCCTGATCAGCAAATCGTCGAGCGACGTGATCGAAATTCCGGATCGTGTCACCGCGAGTTGTCGAACCGCTCGTGGGGTTGTTTCCGCCGTGGGTCGTGTCTCGGCCAATCTGATTGCAGACCAGGAACTTCGTGGACACATCACCCGAGCCTGACCCGAGGGTCTGCTTGTCCGAAGCGTCCACAGCCCAGGTAGCCGTCTGCCCGTCAAGGAGACTCTGCATCTGGAATTGCAGCTCAGCGGCGAAGTCAAAGCCCATCGCCGCGACGTGCCGCCGGAGGTCAAGGAGGTCCCGGCTGTTAATCGCGTCCGAGAAGGCGCCGTCAGGACGATCGGACTCTCCCACCGCAATGACACCAACCTGAGGATTCGTGAACCCCGTGTGCGTGCTGGGGAGCCCTCCGTTCGCGTTCGTCTGCGGATCCCAACCTGATCCAGCCCCCCCGTTGTAGGAGTTGTTCCGCCGGAACACGAAACATACCGGGATGGCGTAGACGAAACCATCTACCGTGCCCAGAGCACTCGCCGCAGTGGAGGAACCATCACCCGCGACCCACAACCCGCTGTCCTCTCGATCATAGGCGACAGCGGAGCTGTTGGAGCTGGTAGAAGACAGGTCCGCGGCGACAAAGGGATAGCCAGCGACCGGGCTGGCTTCCGCCCCTTGAGCGAGAATCGCGGTGTTGGAGAAACCCTCGGGCTGTGTCTTGTGGTTGACCGCGATGGTCTGACCCGTCGTGCGAAGCCGATACTGGACCTGCACCCGCTTGGTCGTCTCCGCGTCCACCACCGTGTCCTCGATATCATCATCAAGCCACACGCCGCTGGGAGAGTCTACATTGCCGTGCCGGTAGATCTTGTCCTGAGCAGGCTTGTTCGCCGTATCAGAACCCCCAGCCAGAGTCGCCCCGGATAGGACGAAAGCCGTCGCATCGCTAGTCGCCAGAGTGATCGAGTTGCCGGCGGCGCCTGGGGTCGCGGCCTTGACGGTGACCGTGTCCGTTCCGTTGGACGCCGCGGTCACCGTCGTGATGTAGGTCCCGATAGCCGAAGCGAGGTTGGACGCCGTCAGAACATCCGACGCCCCAATCAAAAACTCGTTCGCCCCGGGAGCAGCAGCCCTCGCCGTCAGCACAGTCCCGTCAATGGTCGTTGTGTCCCCGTCGTCCATATTGGAGGTGACCGTCTGAATAGTCCCGGACGCCCGAGGGGACCGAGAAACCAGGGCTCGCCACACCTCCAAGAAGACAAAATCTGTCCGCTTCACGTCCGGGGCTGAGCCCCCGAAGACCGGAGCCGAGTCCAGGGTGATCAGGTTGTCTCCGCTCGTGGTGGTCCCCGTAAACTCAACCACCACAGGCATCCCGGCGACTACAGCGGTCCTCCTCGTCATATGGAAGGCGTCAACCGCAAATCCGGGATCCGCAGGAAGATCAAAGCTGAAATCGGCGTACCCGTTGTGTCGAGTCTGACCCCTGAGCCAACCCGAGGGATGCTGCCATTGGCGGAGCAAGCCCCGAACCTCTTGAGCGATATCCCCCGGGAGGTTCAAATCCGCGTCCAAGACCGGATGACCCGCCTGCATCACCACGGCATCGAAGGACCGCTCCCCTGCGGGGAGATGCCGCGATACATCTGATCCCGAGAAATACTTATCGCGGTTCGCCACGTAGCCTCCGAAGGACTCGACCTTACCTGCTGCCTGCTATAGAGCGCCTACCGGAAGAGGACTACGATTCGCCTTCATTGGTGACCCAGAAGTCTCGGGTCAGCATAGAAGCTCGCCCCTCAGACATGCTTATGGCTTCCTTTACCCGCAGGCCGATCCCTGACTTGAGCGTCTGCGAACCCTGCTTGAGACGATGAAGGTTCAAATACACAATCTCTTGCGCGGTCACGTCCACGAACCCAACAAGAAGCTGGGAAGGGTCGTCCGCGAGGAGGAGGCTATGACCCTCAAGGGCTCTCGCCCTCATCGTCTTCAAGTAACTATCCAACGAATCAGGCCGGATAACCGCTCGCCAGTCCGAATTTGGGTTCCGCCCTGTGTCTATGTCGTCTGAAGGCAGGGGATCCCCGGACCAGAAGGCTTCCGTCAGAAGGAACGCCCGTCCAGCCGGGTACCGGATTGCTTCCCGGATTCTTTGAGCTTGGGAGCCCGCCGGCTCATCGTCACCGCCTCCCCATCCCTTGATGTATCGAAGGCCCACCTTGAAGGACTCGCCTGTATCCTTATCCACGAAGCCAATATGTCGAGTCCGAGGGTTATCCTCGCTCTCCAAGGAGGCCCCCGCCTCTACCCGAAGCTTGATCTCCGCAAGAAACTCGTCGAAGGAGTAGAACTCAACGATCTTACCCAGATCAAAGACACCGTGCCCTTTTTTCATCTCTCTTCCCTCTATGCCTGGGCACATTACCCGAGATACTCGTATAAGAGCGTGACCCTCAAACCGAGCAACCTTTGACACCGCTCCAAGAACTCTGCTGCCTCGTAGGATTCCCGGCCAGCATCGACCGAGACCTGCTCATCACGAGAGCCGTGAGCCGACACTGCGGAGGCAACCGTGTTCCCTAGCCACGACCTGTCCGGTCTCTATGGCTTCCTCTCCCCTTCCCAGGGTCAGCAGTTGGCAGCCCTGGAGAAGGACTACCGGAGGCTCCTCGCAGCCGCGGAAAAGGACCGTCAGATTCTCCTCGGCGTGCTCGACACCATCGGAGTGCGGCTGGACGAGCTGGTCCCGGACCCCGAGGTAGCCAAGGCCCGGGTTCTCCACTATATGAACCTCTGGAAGGAGGATAGGGCAGACTCCTCCCGATGGCAGGAGATCGACCAGGAAGACGAATCGACGTGGCCCCCGAACAACGAGTGGACTCTCAACTGGAACGAGAGTGAGTGGTACGTCGAGGTCCCCGGGAATTTCCGAGGGATGGTGGACGAGTCCCCTGAACACTTCCACGGGATCAAATACCTCATCCTCTCCTTCCACGGGAAGGTGCCCGGTGGATCCTGAATCCTGGCCCGCCGCCCTCCCCAGCGGCAGCACCTACGCCAATATCCAACATCCGGTACTCGCCCGAAGTCAATCGCACAAAGAGCCCGTGAGAGCGATCCTAGGCCCCTATCGGCGGGGTGAGCTGGTCGTCCCCGACTACCAGAGGGGGCGAGTCTGGACGCCTCGACAGCAGGCGGAATTCACGGGCTTCCTGCTGGAAGGCGGACCCGTCCCCGCGATCTTCATCCGAGACGTGGACACCGACGATGGGTTCCGAGACGAGCTGGTAGACGGGCAGCAACGGATCCTCGCCCTCATCGCGTGGGAAGATGAGAAGATCCCCGCGATCCTGCCCTCGCAGAACCGCTGCATCTGGAAGCGAGATATGGAGTGGCCCGGCTGGAGGATGAACATCTGCCTACCGGTTGGCCGTTTCCGAGGAACCCGAGCAGAAGCCATGAGCCTCTACCTCGCCATCAACACCAAGGGGACGCCGCATACACAAGCGGAACTCGACCGGGTTCGGGGAATGTTGGAAAAGGAGAGGTAACTCTTAGGGGGTTGGTTCGTATACCCCATTAACCTGGAGTTGAACATGTCCCCCCGACTCATCAACCTCACCAAGAGAATTCTCCGGGCGCGTTCCGTCATCGCGGCGGACGTGAATCGGGCGAGTCCTGAGAACGACCTCCTGAGAGGGGTCGCTGGGAGCCTGTCTCACCTCACCCGGGATATCGCGACCCTGACCGTTCTCATGGAGAACGAGGGTGCCGCCTGGGAGGAAATCCTCGCTCATCTGGAGAACAGCTCGTGACCGTCGAACGTTTCGTCAAGTCTCCTGGGGAAGCCCCCTCCACCACCCTCCCCGACGGCTCCACGATGACCGTCTACGGCGACCACACGCCCACCTGGGTCCGCCTCCCGCCGGACCTGGGAGGCGCCCGAGTGGCCGTGACCCACGCCCGGGAAGTGACGTGCCCCATGATGGGCTGCGGGAGTCACCGGGGCTTCGTTACCTCCGCGCCCGCTCCCAGGGACGGGATGATCGCCTTGGTGGAATGCCCAGAGTCCTCCCGGATCTTCTGGGTTCGGGTTCAGTGAGACTCGCCTGGAGTCTCCTCTCGGAGGCTGAGACGTGAACCTCCCAGACTTATGCGAAGCCCTCGGGATCCCTTATTCTCCGGACACCGCCCATCGTACCGAAGACAAGATGTGGGAGACCCCCTGGGATGGGAAGCAGCTCCACGGGGCTTGTGAGGGCGGCCTGAGTCGTGAAGCGGACCTCTTTCACGATATCGGACACTGGCTAGTGGCGTCTCCTGACCGCCGACACCTCATCGGTTTCGGTCTAGGACCGTCCTACGACGGAGCTGGGGGGGATCAAAAAGACGATCCCCTCTTCAAAGCCTATGTCCTGGTGGAACCGGAAGTCCAAGCCTCCGCCGTTGGAATCCTACTCCACGCACAACAGGATCCAACTCAGGCCGGCTTCCATGCCGACGAACATGGCTGGTTTGACCCCGGGGATCGCTGGACAGATCTCCGAGAATCTATCCGGAAAGAGATCCCGGAACGAGTCCTCGTGCTCCTAGAATCCGCTGGTGTGGAGATTGACTGGTCCTGCATCGATTTCAGGAAGTCAACCCCTCCTCAGTGACCGTGAATTCATCCCGCTCCGTCACCTCGTTCATCTCCTTGGAGTCCGGTGCATACTCCTTGGGGAGACCCTTGACCTTCAAACGGTCAATCCCATCCCCATCCACGAACACCTTGACGACCCGACTGGAACCCCAGACCCCGAGTAGTTCCACGGCTCCAAGGAAACGACAGATCTTCTGGACGGTCTCGGGTCTCCCCGAGATTTTCAAGTCCACCGTCTCGGTCTCCTGAGCCTGACGACGAAGCCAATGGCCGGCAACACGAGAGGATGAGGGTTTGGACACGGTAACCTCCTGTTCCATCCAGGAACATAGAGGGACTACCACCTCAAACGAAACGACCTAGCTCGTCCCGTGACGACAAGCAGAGCAGGTTTTCATGCCTGGGATATTAGGTTTTCCCTACCCGCTACGTCAAGTGATTTTAACCCGAGCTGATCCGCCACGTAACCCCGAAACGAGCCGTTGCGGCGATCGTGACGACCCCGTGGGTCAAGTAGTTCGCGAGGATATCGTAGTTGGTGAGGTCCACCGTCGTATCCCGAGTCGGGTAGGTGTCCGGGTTATGGTTCTTCACCGCGACGTTGGAGGAGATGGTGGACAACAAGCCCATCTCATTGAGAGGGCCTACAGCCTCTCCCTCCCCGAACGAGACCGTATAGTCCACGATGTTGGTCGGGTAGCTGACCGCTGCCCCATCAGTATCCCGATAGACGACGGAGCTGAAGGCTTTCCGGGCGATCTCAGCGTTGAGCTTCCGCTGAGCCTTGTCAGGAGCGTCAGGGGACAGCAGGGCTCCTGTAGCCCCGGTACCCACCGCCAACATGTTGATCCCGTTGGTTCGACTGGAAGGATCCTTGAGGAGGATCGCGGCTAGGATGCCGGCGTCGTGGGTGATGAGGTTCCGCTTGTGGAACTTGTGGAGGGTTCGCCCGGTCTTCGCATCCCAGGCGTGGAAGAACACCTCCCCGATCTTCTGACCCGGAGCCGGGTCAGCGTAATGGAAGTGGAAAGCCATCGACACGTCATCGCCGCCGGGCTTCATCTCGTCGTAGTGAATGATGTTGCTCATAAAGTCCTCGATGCCACCTTACCGGGGCCTCAGTTAGCTGCTTCCACGGAACCATCCGTGATCGTCGGAGCGTCCACGGCAGCCCCACCGAGAAGAACGAATTCGCTGCCATCCAGAGCGACCCCGCCCGCCAGGAGACTCTCCTGGTTGAGAGCGACGAGCCCCGGACCCCAGGGGGCCGCTCTGGAGTAGAGCCCGGCACCGTCCGTGATTCGATACGCGGCAGCCCCGTTGCCTTCCGCCCCTGCGGTGCCGTTGCCCCCATCGACGGTCGCCGGAGGAGCATTGTCCGTCCCCAGAGCGACCGTGTCCTCAAGAGCCGTCTCACTCCCAACATCATTGGCGTCGGTCAAAACCGACCGGATCTTGAGATCCCAGGAGACCCGCTTTCGGGTGGGGCTCCGGGTCGATTGACCGGAGTGCTGAGCATTGGGCCAGAGGAGCATGGTGCCTGGGCCCAGAGTCCCTCCGGTGTACACTCCCCCAGAGCAGAAGAACAGGCTCGTTTGCTGGTGGCTGTTGTCCAGGCTGTCCTGAATCAGGGCATCTGACTTGACCGCCTGTTCGGTAAACTGCGTCCCCTCCAGCGTGATCTCAATCAGCCCCTCACCGATAGCAGGACCATCGCAGAGCATAGAGAGGAGTCCTTCCTCCCCCCCATCGTCCGCCTCAAAGAAGTCCAGGGATTCATAGCGGGCGTCGGGGTCCTTCGTCTGAACCGTCCGATAGGGGTCGTTCAGGATGAAATCCATGTCCCCGAGCGTGTCGTTGGGGTCGTTGACCCGCGACCCGTGCTGGACCTCCGTGGTTGTCGTTCCCAGCTCGCTCTTGGGGAAGGGGGGAGTCCCCTCGTTCAACCGGGTGACCGTTTGATGGAAAGCCTGCCCCTGGAGGTACGTGCTGGTAACCGGACCCCCAGGAGCGAAAGTCACCGTCACCCCGGAGGTGGGGTCAGTCAACGCCGTCGTCAGGGTGATCGTCTGGGCGTCCGCGTCGAAAGTCCAAGCGGAGGAACTGAGTACGACCCCACCCGCAGTCACCGAGAAGACCCGACTCGCGTTGATGTGGGCGGGGCGGAGGGAGACCAGGGTGGCAGTCAAGGGAGTGACTACCACGGTCTCCACCGACACATCTGTCCCCAGCTCGCCGCTGTGGATGATGTTGCCGCGGTTGAGAACCATGTGGTGCGGCGAGATGAAGTCTTCTGTCGGATACTGGTAGATCCGGTAGCGGACTTCTTTCCATCTCTGCTGGGTAATCGAGCCCGCCCCTAAAGCCCCCCAACGGACCATTCCGAAGGACTCGCTGGACCGCGGGAGGTCCCGGTACTCTACGTTGATCCACGCCGCGGAAGGCTCCGTGGTCTCCGTCGCGAAGTCCCCATCATACCCTGAAGGCAGGTCCATATCGGGGCGGAGGAGACTGACTCCCCAGGCCGGATCCCGATGGAGACGGAGACGAATCGGGCTCCTCCAATCCATTTCCTGAAGCGTGGCTGCCGTAGAGGAGTTGACTGCGTCGGTCCCGTCCGTCCGGGGTAGCCGCCAATGGTCAATATCCCCCGGCGTTGTCCCTACGAAGATGCCGAGAGTACGCTTGGCGGTGGCGGGAGGAAGCTCTTGGACGCTGAAGGAATCGACGTCCATTGAAAATGCCGTGTCGGCCCCCATCGCACCCACAAACGCCATTGTATCCGTGGTCGCGAGGGTAAAATCAGTGAGCGTCGCCGTCCCCTGGAGGACGTCGTCCACCAGGAGGGAGACCACACCCGTCGTGGGATCCGCCAACACTCGATAGACGTGATGAGCCGCATCAGTCCAGTCAAAGCTGAAGGTCGCGATCGGGGTCCCGTCGCTGTGTAGGATCACCCTCGCCGGGTTGGCGAGGAAACCCACGGCTACCGTCCGAGCCGCTGGCGCGGTGCCTACCTCCGCTCCCCAGACAGGCCCCATTTCATCCGACCCGTTCGCCGTGTAGCTGAGCACGGCAGCCCGAGCCTCGATGATCCGACCTCCGCTGGCTGGGGTTTTCAGGTCGGAAAACCATGTCCCCGTCTGACCGACGACCTGGGTAATCCTGATGAGCGAGTTTTCAGCCGCCGCCGTGATATCCAAACCCGTAGCCGCGGTCCAACCGGCTCCCGCTGGTGTCTCAAGCCCGGAGAGAGACGCCTCGCTCAAGGTCAGGAGAGATCGGGTGGAGCCCGACTCCTGGTAGAGCAACGTCCCGAGCTGAACCTTCCGAGTCGCGTCGTCAATAACGAGGGTGGCGTCCCCCGGAGCGGTCCCGCTGTCCAGCCAGAAATGAGCATCCAGATCGAGATACCTGGGTGCTGTCAAATGAGGCTCGACCCGACCATAGCCAAACGTCGTGGCCCCCCCCGAAGACCCTCTCAGGAGAAGTGTATCCCCGGAGCTGTCGATCTCCGAAGTCCCGAAAGACTGCGTGATGAACCACTTGTTGTTGCTGTCGTTCTCGGGCTTGGCCCCCATCTCTGCCGCGACGACCACCCCTCGGGAGTGGTAAGTGGTCGCGTCCGGAGTCACCCCGTATCGACGGAAAGCCCACCGAGATCGGCTCTTCGCCGCTTCAGACAAAGACCCGAAGAAGAACTGCCCCTGGTCTCCCGTAGGGAGGAGCAACCCGGTCTGAGCAGGAAACGCGGTCGCAGAAGATAGGCTCGCAGCTTTTCCCGCCAACTCCCCCGCGATATGTAGCTCCGCCTGTCCGGTCTCCGGGGTCGCCGCCAACCGAAGCGTCGTGAGGGTGCTGGACCAGTCCGTCTCAAAATAAACCGTAGGGTTGTCATTCCCCCACAGCTTGTAATCTGCCGGGAAGGACGACTTCAGGACCACCGTGCTCGTCCCGTTCGTCAAATGCGAAATCGAGCTGACGGTGTAAATCCCAGCTTGGTTCCCCGAGAGTACCTGAAGCCGAGTGTCCTCCGCGATGTTCTGAGGGAGGAGGCTCGTCGTAGCGGAGAATGTAGTCGCCGCCGTGATTTCTACCTGGACCCCCAACCCGATCTGCCAAGAAGCCACCAGATCGGGCCTGGAGGCGTCTTTGAGCAGGCCGATATGCTTGACCCCGTTAACGTCGAGACAGCCCGCCAGGAACAAGCTCAGGCTGTTGTGGAAGCCAAAACCGACACCGCAGAAGACCCCGGTAGCCGTGTAGGACTCCACCAGGATTCGAGCAGAATCCGTGACCGAAGAAGAATAGGAGAAATCCCCCTCGCGGTGATAGACAGCGGCGGTCGTCGCCCCCTGATCATCAACGATCCAGGTCTTGTCTGCGAAGTTCCCAGACCCGGACTCCGTCCCCGTAAGACCCCACCCTGAGGATTGCGGGTCGTCAGGGCCTTCAAACGCAATCGCGACTCCCGGAGGAGTCCGGGTCATGTCGTGGAGTCCCGCCCTATGGGGGTCCCGGTTGAGCAAGAGCGTAGAGGAGTTGAGTAGAGCACTCTGCTCCCGCTCAAATCCCATATACCGGTGTCCGATGAACTTGGGCTTCTTACGGGCCGGGGGGCCTAGGACCACGCTCATCGGGAAGCGGTTGGACTTGGCGACTCCGTTTGGAGAACTCGTTGAGGTGGTGTTCCTGCCCTGGGGATGATCCCACTGATTGAGAACCAGCCCGAGCGTGTTGAGTCCAGAGAGCGAAATCAAAGGAGTCTGGAACCAAGTGTAATCCACCTGGACCGTCATCTCCCCGATCGGCATTCTCGGGATAGGGGTCGCCAGCGTCACGAGACCCGTATACGGGTTGATCTGGCTGATGGTCACCGCGGTTCCGTTGACCCGGACAGTCACGTCCTCTTTAGCAGCAGGGGTTCCATCGCCCCACCCCTTCACTAGCGGGCCCCGCTGAGTCTGCAATGTGGAGAGAGCGAGCCCGTCATCCCCCGTGAAAGTCGTAGTGCCGCCATGAACGAAGTTCCAGGCGGAGGAGAACACCGTCTGACTGCTGGTGAAGTCGAGGCTCTTGAGGGGGAGCTGAGTCACCCCGTGCGTGACCCCCAGGGTGAACTGACAACCCGGAGAGATAGTCGGAGAGCCGTCTAGAGCCGTAGAGGCTGCGGAGAGAAGAGGGGTGTCGTTGAAAAGGAAGCCGAAGAGGGACCCCTTCTGATTCCGAACGACCGTGATCTTGGACTGGTTACTGGACCAAGCCGCCGGCACCTGCGCTGTGTAGGAACCGCTAACGATATCCAACACATCGACACTGCTGACCCGCTTGAGCGAGATGCTGAGCTGGACCGATCCGTCTGAAACTATCCAGGTCCCGAGAGTCGTGTCCCCCAGAGCGGGGCTGTAGGTCGCGGAGGTTGGGTCGATGACCAGATCGACCCGGTAAGAGGACCCCGCCTGAATCTTCCCCGTCGTGTCTTGGAAGCTCCAGCCATAGGTGTCCCCTTCCGCTTTTGTCAAAAGCAGACCTGAGACAGCCACCGCTGACGACCCGACGCCGACTTCCACCCCCGTGAATCCTGTCGCCGCTGTAGGGAGCACGTCACCGTCATAGTCGATCGCTGTCGCGGGACCGATCTCCGCCGTGTAAGCGGCGGTCGTCTGCCCTTTCACCGTCAGGACAACTTGATCGGCCTGAGGCTGGTCTACCTCGGTGACCGCGAGAGTCACCGGGTAGCTGGAGGTAAAGACATAAGCGGAAGTCGTCTCGATACCGGGAGAGAACTCCGTCTCCGTCAGCATGTCCTGACTGAAATCTACCTGGAGGCTGTCCCCCGCGGTCGGGGTGACCGTGAACGTCGGAGTCGAACCCAGGGAGTAAAAACTCGCAGTCCAGACCGAGTCTACCTCGTTATCTGAGAGATCCGTGACCCCCGAAACAGCGATAAGATAGCTGCCGCCCAGAGTCGTCCCTGAATGGGTCACGATGACGCTGGTGTAGCCGCCATAGGAACCTTTCACCCCGCCGGCCACACTCGTCGCTGTCGCAGGTGCTCCGAGGGTCGGCGTGAAGGTGTAGTTCGTGGCGTCCTTCAAAACGGCGTCGTCTTTCATCTCTTCGGAGAAGAAGACTTCAACCCGGGAGCCATCGAGTGACTGAGCCGACGTGACCCGAGGGCTCGTAATATCCGACGAGCCATAAGGACCCGTTCCGTAAGGGCTGCCGCCGTATCCACCACCAGGAGGATAGGGGCTCCGCGGGAGCAAGGCTCCGCCATAAGGCGAGAAGCCATATTCCGGGCCGCCGTAGCCATACCCTGCTGGTGGGCTCGGGATATAGAGCCCGCTGACAGGATCAATAGGCATCAGTCAATCCGGAAGAGTAGCTCGAAATAGGTACCTGACCCGTTGAAGGCGCCATTGTCCGACGCGAAGCTAGCCGTCCAGCGGTCTCCATCGGAGAAGCTCAGGTCAGCCGCGTTTGCGGTCAACGTTACCGGGGTCACCGTCGCTGGGCTCAACGTGTTCATATCGAAGGGGGTGGCATTGAGAACCGTGTTCCCCGTCGCTTCGTTGGTCACCGACAAGTCGTAGGCTCCCGTTGAGTTGACAGTCTGCATGTAGACCGTCACCCGCACCAGCGTGCAATCCCAGGAGACCCACCCGCGATGGTTCACCGTGGAAGCGGGAGCCGGAGCTACGTTGAACTGGAAGGGGATCTGATAAGAAGAGACCGCCTCCGGGGTGGCATCGCTAGCCGCTCGGAAGTACAGGGCTCCCTGCTGGAGGCCCCCAGACCCGTCGCTGACGAAAATAGCTCCCTTCCCGGCAGCCGTCGTCGGGGCCGCCGCTTCGTCGAAGATCAATCCCGTGGGATCAATCAAGCCCGGGACCGTCAGCTTGCCCGTGACCGCATCATAGACGAGGTCATTGACCCCGTTCCCAATCGTGACCTGCTGGGTGCCAGAGCAGGACATGTCCACGAAGGTCGGGTAGGTGCCCGCTGTAAAGGTAGCCCCCCCGGCGACCGTAAAGTCACCCAGAGCGGCGTTGACACCGGCATCGGCGGAGAGGAAGAAGACCTCCGCCGTAGAGCCCAGGGCGACCGTCGTTACAGTAATGACGCCAGCGGCTTCAGCAGCCGTGAGCCCCTTGAGAGCGGAGAGCTTGGTCACCACCTGAGCCAGCGTATCCGCTGAGTCCAAGCTCGCGGTGACAGCCCCCATGCTCGTGGCGAAGGTCACATCCCCGGTGACCCCGATGGGATCTGCCGAAGCGGCATTCGCTTCCAAAGTAGCCGCCGTCGCCGCCGTGGGATCCACCAGACGAACCGATGAAGCGGTCGATCCGGTCAACTCCTGACCGGGGACAAGGAACAAGGTTCCTGCGTCGCCGCCATTCGCCGGGTCGTAAGCTGAGCCCGCGATCAGATACAGGTCCGCGGCGTTGGGTGGGGTCGCGTCCGGAAGGGAATCCCCCCCTTGAAGGACCAGATTCCCGATATCCGAGCCGGAGACGCCGCTCTCCGTCTGAATCAGCAAGTTGTAATTCCGAGCCAGGACTTCCTGGCTTCGTGCCTGGATTCGGGCGTTCCCTTCCGCGTGGGCTACATCTGCGGGGATGACTGCCCAGCCCAGGGAGATCTGAGGACCCGCTCCGTAGGGGTTCGGGTCAAGAGAAATCTCCGGCTTGGTCAAAGCCCCGAGCGAAACCGCTCCCACGACCTCCAAGCCGCCGTCGGTGTTGCCGGCAGGCGGGGGATCTGAAGGGCTAGCGGCGTCTACGATCTGAACCGCCCCCTGATCCGCGATGATCGTCCGCCCACCACCGGAAGCCGCGACGCCATTGTCATAGGCGTCATCCAACGAGGTGACCAGGACGGAGAGACCATGAAGTTCATCCAGGGCGGCCTGGACCTCCGCCGCGGTCATCCCCGTGGTGCTGTTGTCGTAGAAGAGGGTGCTAGAGAGTACCGTCGCCGCGATGGTGGGCGAGCCTGTAGTAGAGACCCCACCGTGATAGGTAGAGCCCGCGTGGAGGGCTCCAGTCCCCGAGACGCCCGTGTCGTCAATGGTGATGGACCCGTCCACCCAACACCAGCGGAGACGGGCTCTCACGTCCCCGGAGATAGCTCCCCCGCTCGGGTGAATCGCGAGCGGAGTCCCCGTCCCGTCCATCTCAATCCGCGTATACTCCAAGAGGAGCAACTCCGCTGACGACTGGATGCCCGTAGCTCCCGTTCCGCTGGTCTGAACCAGACACCCCACCATCGTACAGGTGGCCGAAGCGTCCAGGGCGAGGTTGATATCAGCTCCGCTCGGGCCCTTGAACTTGCAGCGGTGAAACTCCGCCGTGGTGCTGCTGCCCGTCTGGGTATACGCCAACCGATCTGCGGCCCCACCCGACGCGAATTCGATCCAGCAGTCGTGGGCCAGAAGAGATCCCCCGCTCAAATCCAGAGCGGGACCCTGGCTAGCTGAAATCCCATCCTGAACAACATGGCAGCGGTAGAGGACCAGCTCCCCCGCCCCCGACTTGTCCAGCGTCGCGGATGCCGAGGTGTTGACATTCTCCAGGGTCAGCCCCGAGACAGAACAACGATCCCCGCTGTTCGTCAGTGGAGCTGTGTGCAACCCCCGAAGAGCGGCGACGTTGTTGTCCTCGTGTCCCTTCTGATTCCCAGGCCACCCAACGAGGTGAACGTGGGCCTTCAGGGTGAGATCTTCCGCGTAGACACCCGGCCGGATGGCGATGACGTAAGGCGAAGCCAGGGTGGCTCCTGCCGTGTCCGCGGCATCAATCGCCGCCTGAACCGTGCTGTGATCCGCGTACCCGGTCGCGGATCCATCCACGTACAGGATCTTCCCCGAGGCCGACACCGACTTGCAGAAAGCCAGGAGCGTCTGAAAGTTGGCGTTCTGCTCGTTGGTCCAACCCTCGGTGTCCACGTCTACCGGGATCGTTCCCGTGCCATCCCGCCGCTCACCAGCAGCGACCAGCTTGAGACTTCCAAACACCGTCAGAACACGCAAGCGGACATGCTGCGTGCTCTCGGAGCCGAGCCCGGCGTCTACCGTCAGGCGGACCAGATAGGGGCCTTCCTTGTCCGCGACGAAGCCGCCCGGAGACACCGCAGTGACGTCCCCGGAGAACGTCGCTGTGCTGCCCTCAGGCACGAAAGCGAGGGTCCAGGCGTAGGTGGTCGCGGAATCCACCGAGGAGACCGTGACGGTATCTCCAACGCCTACATCGTCGCGGCTCTGCCCATCAAGCTGAGACAGCCCGTTGACCAAACTACGGATGTTGGCGGCCATGCAGCTCCTCAACCAGTTTCTACTCGCTGGGGGCTATAGGCGGACCATTGACCAGCAGGAGTAGGGTCACATATGAACGCCCAATTCCACGAGCCACTCTGAGAATTTCAGAGCCCGAGTCGTATTCTCCTGTAGAGAGGCATCGACATGACCTGCCAGGGAACGCTGAAAGAAACTCTCCGGGTTCAGACCCGGCTACTGGAAGAGCTACACCGAGCAGAGAGGGAAACGGACAAGTGGTTCCCCCACCAGAACAAGGGACAGTTCTGTGCCCTCGTCAGAAACTCGCTGGAGGCGGCTGAGGCGATCCTCGGTCCTCATGACCCGGTCATGGCGGGGGCCTGGACCATGTTCGACCAGTACGCCGGGATCTACAAGAGGGGCGGCTAGATATAGAACTGAGCCGACACGTCTTCCGCCGAGACGACCTTCGGTACCCGCATCCCGAGCCGGTCTACGGTCACCTCATACGCTTGCCCTGTCCCCACCGCGGGCATTCTCTTCCGCAACCGGAGAATGCTGGGGGCCGCTCGAACCTTGGTAGCGGGTCCAGATGCCGTCCCTACCGGACCACCAGACGCCCCCAGGAGCGTCTTGAGGAGATAAGTCCCGATGTTGGCCCCAGCCGTGAAAGTGATCGTCTCTCCCTCCACAGCCTGTCCAAAATCCTGGGAGGCGTCTTCGATCACGTCCTCCGTGACGGTCGCTGTCCCGGTCAAGCCGGTAGGCGAGGTCGTGTAGCTCCTCGCTGTGCTGTCGTTACCCGCTGGGAAGACGAGTACATCGCGGACCTCATAGCGGCCGATATTATCCCCTGCCGAGAGCACCAGGAGAGCGTCGGCGGAGATGCTGGTGAAGTCCCGGGAGGGATCCGAGAATAGAGTCCGATCCGTGTGCGTCTCCCCCGCCGTCCCCGTAATGGACTTCGCCCCGTAGCAGTAACCCCGGAGATCGTCGTAGTAATAGTTCTCGACGGTCCATGAAACCGTGTCCGTGAACACATCTCCGAAGGCATCCCGGAACAAATGCCTGTACTCATAGAGAGTGTGGGCAGGCTTAAGAGCCTTCAGAACCAGCCGGACGTTCTCCTGAAGTATGATCGGGTCCTCTTCCGGCCACTCGGTTCCACCCTCCCGCTCGACGTTCACCTCAAAAGTAAATTGGTCGTCGAACCCCCAAGCGGTCCCCTCATCATGAGCATGAGCCACCTTGTCAATGACGGTTACGTCAGCGGTGGTGAGAAGATCTACTCCTTCTTCCATTGTGGCCCGGGTGGCTCCCTTCAAGAGCAGAACCACCATGTTCTTCAGAAAGGCCCGATAGGTTACGTCCCCATCGATCTGGGGAATCGACCCATGACGGAGAGACTCCGGGAAGATGAGCTGACCGAGAATCTGCCAGAGGAATTCAGCCCGCGTGTAGTCGAAGTCCGTATCTAAGAAGACCTGCTGAGCCCCGACCTGAATCCTCGCCAGCTCCTCCGCGAGAGCCTGGAACTGGAGGGTGTACCAGGGGCCGTTGACCTGGGCGATGTAGTTCGACGGGAGCACCTTGAGGAAGGCCGCCATGACCTTCTGCGTCTGGGCTTCGACTCGGTTCTCATAGTCCTGACCAGAGAGGTCCGCCTGAGCGGGGTTCTGCTCAATGAGGTCAGGGAGCCCGTGCTGGGTAGGATCCGCCATCAGACGTTGAACCGCTTCCGAGCGTCCGCAGGAGAGGAGCCGTTGGGGAGATAAACCGCCCCGTCACCGATCCAACGGTTTCCGACTTGATACTCCAGCACCCACTTTTCCGTGTTGAGCCGACCCATAGCTCTGACGCCGCTGTCCGGACCAAGGCCCCGCACCCGATAGGGAGTCCCCTCATACTCGAAATGATCCACCCCATGACGAGCCAGCCGGATCCGTCGGGATCCGTCGTAGAGTCTCCACGCCATCCCGTCACCGGAATAGTCGTAGCTGGCTTGCTCTTCGACCCATCCCCGGATCCGCTCCAGGGACTCGTCGAAGATCAGCTCAAGAACGGCACCGTCCGGGCGAGCAGAACCCACGGGGGTCATGGTGACCTTGCGGAGACCCCGGCCGAACTCCTCCTCGGCTTCCATTTGAACCAGCTCCAGGTTGTCCTTTCGCGATTCCACAATCACGCCGATCATGCCGAATCCTCGTCGTAGGTGAAGGTGAGGGTGCCCACGCTCAGATAGGCCGCCTTGCTCGGGTCGATGTTCTTCGCACCCGTGTCCGTCCCCACAATATAGGTCACCGTGTAATCGTGCTCTGAAGGGGCATCAGCCGCAGCCAGGGAAATGACTACCCGATTCGCGGTCAACTCCTTCAGCCGATCTTCTTTCTCCTGGTCCGTCTCATACCCAGCGGCGTCCAAGGTCGTGTCATCCGTCAAGCCCTCGATCAGATGACCATCTGAGCCGATGATATAGGCTCGACCCGCGGCGAGGCCCAACGCCGTCTGAGGCGGCACAATCTGGAGATCCAACTCGTCGTCGTCCTGATAGACCCCGCGATACTCCGTGGACGCACCCCCTCCGGTTGTCGTCGCGGCGTCCAGCTCCTCTTCAATCAACCACACGCTGATCTCAGGAGTGGACCAGGAGGCAAGGTAGGTGACGTCTCCTGACTGGTCGGTTCGCAGAGCCTCCCGAATCACCTGTGACCCAGCTTGCCTCACCATGAGGGTGAGAGGCTCCACCACATAGGAGACTTGAGTGGCCCCGCCGATAGACCCGGTGACGTTGGATTGCCGAAGCGGCTCGCCAAGCCGAAGCCCGCTGAAGAGATTTTCGAGGTTGGTCCGAATGGCTGAATCCGCGGCTGCTTGATCGGCTCTCTTCTTCAATACGACCGTAGCTGAAATATCTACCGGGATTTTCACCGCGTCTTTGACCAGGATATCGCTGCACACATGGCGGGAGCTATCCAGGTCTCCCTGAGCGACTGAGACCACCTGATTGACTTCGTACTCAACCGTGAAGTTCTCGTCGTGCTTATAGCTGATCAGGACGGAAGCCCCTGAGGCGATGTTCCCTCCCTCGACTCTCTTGACGGACACCGCAGTCGTCTGATTCCCTTCGACGATGGTGTAGTCACTCACTCCAGAGCTGTCGTTGGGGCCCCGGTGAGTCGTGAGCCCGTCTGAAGACTTCACCACCAGAGTCCGCGAATCACACCCGAGGTTGTTCAGGTACTCCAGGTACTCCCCAATCAGAGTGTGAGCCTCATCCGTCACCTGGATGCTATCCCCGCTGGGTGTCAGCACCCCAGCGGAGTTCGTCGTCCCCGTGATCAAGAGATAGTCTCCCGCCTTGGTAGACCTCCCGATCCCCAAAGGGGCCTCCGGGTGGTAGAGCGCATAGGCGGCGGAAGCCAGCTCGCCGCTGATCACCCCTGTCACGGACTTGATCGAACGAGCCGGCTGACGAGGCAACGTAAACTTGCTCCCTGTCCTATAGCGATAATCCCCCAACACCACGTCCGTCAGGGTCACAGCAGGCTGGGCGACGCTGGTGTCCAGAACGATGGTGTCGTAGCTGGAGATGGTCACGTCGTCCAAGGTGAACACCTGACCCGTGCTGGCGTTTCTCAGTTCATACCCCGCGTCGGAGTCGTCCAACATCTCAACGATCGGGTTCTCCAGGGAGAGATTAGCGTCCACCGCCCGGAAAGTGAGATCAGCGGGATCCCCGACGACTTCAAATTGAACGTCCTGCTTGATTTCAAAGGTGAAGGCGAAGGTGTCTGTGACCTTCGCCACGTTCTCCCCCTGGAGCCAAACATCCACCTTTCCGCCGACATGCTTGGAGCCGTCGTAGTCTCGTTGCATCAGCGTTTCGCCTGCGGTCACCACCTCCGCTTGAAGGACGCCGGACACATCTGCCGCGATCTGTAGGAGACCCCGCTCCGTCCCTGAGTCCACGCTGGCGAGAGCGTTCTGACACCGCTCCGCGAGTTCCTTGTTGGACTCCGAATTTTTACCGCCGAAGGTCGCTGCCGCGTTGCTGACCGAGAGCCCGAGAGACCGAGCTGCGTTGCTCTGGATGGTCCGAATCTGACCTGCCCCAACCTCACCGGCAGATCCCACAGAAGAAGCCTTCACCGGCAGCGTAACCGACCAACGACCCGTGGAAGGGTTGTAGTGGCTGGCAAGACTGGACAGGCTGATACTCCCCGCCCGGGTGGTCTTGAAAGAAACCGAGCCTGAAGAAACTGTCGTCCCGATCGCCACCGTCAAAGTCCGAGTCGGCTGGGAGGTCGTGTAAAAAGTCACCTCCCCCCGAGCAAACTGACCCGCCCGACGGGTCGCTCCATAACGAGCCGCCAAGGCTTCAAACCCGCGATCAATGAGACTCTGAACGTCAGAGTTGCTCGTCAGGAAGAATGCCTTCTTCAACGCCTGCTTGTACGTCGAAGCGGATACGTCCACGCTGCTGCCCGTGCCTGAGGGGTCGTCGATCAGCAACAGCGAAGAGAAGCTCGCCATTCGGTGCAAGAAATCCTGAATGAAACGAAGCCGTTCCGCTTCCGCCATCGCAGGATCGATCACGGTATCCCTGAGGACACTCCCCGGACCCACTTTGATTTGAGGATTGCTCCGATAGATGGCGGCGACCATCGTCCTGGTAAGCTGTTGACGAGTCCTCGCGGGGAAACTCCCAAGCGTGTTGGTCACCGTCACGGGGCGAGCCGCTACCTCCGATGAGTACCCGGATTCAATCTCTCTCCGGGTGGTCGAGTCGTAGTAAATCGCCGTGACCACGTAATAGAGAGGGTCCTCGACCCGAGTCGCGGCGAAGTCGCCATTGGAGATCGTGGCCGGGGTAGAAGTCGGCCCCCCTGATCGAACGTGGTCGAAGCTGTATGAGGTGATCTGGCGAACGGTGTCGATCTGAGCCGTCACCCGCACATCTGTCGCCGTCTCCGGGATCTCCAGCTTGTCGTCAAAATCGCTCTGGAGGAGGAGATCCTTGCTGTCTACCTGCGTGCCAACAACCCGGACATAGAGAGGATCCGAAGCGTGGTCTCCTGCGGCGTCCAGCTTGATCGAGTTGTCCGCCGTGATTGACCCGACGGAGGTTACCTCTTCCTCCGTCGTACCCGAATCCACCGGGCTCAAGTTGATGAGCTGGTACCCCGTGGTACCCCCGCCGGACTCCGTCGAAGCGTAGAAGTTGTACCCGATAACGTTGGAATCGGAGAGGCCCTCGACCTTGATCCGAACCTTGTTGTCAAAGCTCTCGACCGAGATGTTCGTAGGGGCATTCGCGACAACCCCCACGTCCGCTTCCTGAACCAGGGTCGCCTCAATCACCACAGGCTCACTGACCTGTCCTGTGGACGCAATGGACCTCACCTGGAGGTTGTTCACTCCAGCGATGAGCGGGAGACCATCCGGGTACGCCGCCGGGTTGGGCAGAGTCCAAGCCGTACCCGTGAAGTACACAAGGTCCGGGTCCGAGACGAACGCTCCACCCCGAACCGAGACCTCCATGTCTACCGTGCTGGAGTCCATCGTCCCTGAGAAGAACCGAGTCCCCAAGGTAGTCGAGAACTTCCATGAAGCCCGAGCCACGCTATCCGAGCCCGTTACCACCGGGGCAGCCATCAGACCTCACTCCAAGTCATCTCAACCAACCCAACCTGATAAAGCCAATACCGCAGGTAACTTTTTCTCCCACACTCGTATATACCCGTAAGAGGAGTTCAGAATGAACCTGCCCGGCTACGATTCATGGAAGATCGACGGAAACCGAACTTACTGCTACGACTGCGGGGAATACTGGTATGAAGCCTACGGGTGTGCCTGCGACGAGGGTGATGTGCCCGACGACCAGGACTACCCGGACGAGAACCCGGCCCCGGCTTGTGGAGACCCCGAGTGCGAGGAGCCCGAGTGCCAGCCCGTCGGTGGGGATTTCTCTCTCCCCTTCTGAAAAACTCCGGGGGTCGGTCGTATAGGGGACCATGAGCTACATCGCGACCCCTTCCCGCAGTACCCTGCCCACCTCCATGAAGAGTCGCTTCTACGACTCCTTCCAGCCCCGGACGTGGTCCGAGCTGGCGGAGCACGCCGGCATGTCCTCCCGCCCGGCGTACTACTCCGGGCGGGGGGTAAACCGCGGGGACCTCGGCTATCGCGAGCTGACCTGCATCTACCGCTACCTGGAGGCCGGAGCCAGTCAACGGCACTTTCCGGAGACCGCTCCCGAAGGATTCATCTCGATGGTCCTGAGCATCGAGATCCTCTCGGCCACCGCTTTCCTCAATCACTTGAGGGACCTCGCCAACAACGGCTGGGTCTGGTACGAGGCCGCCCCCAAGGAGCAGCACATCGCGGTGGACCGGAATGAGGATGGGAGTCCCGGCCCCGGGGCGATGGCTCAGACGCTCTTCGGAATCGTGGGGAAGAGAGAGAGAAACACGAGGATGGAAACTCGGGAGACCAAGGGTTTCCAGCGGTCCTTCCTGGCGAAGATCGACCAGAGCCACAGGATGCCACCTCGGGAGACACCTGAGGTGTCGGAATACTGCTGGGGGGCTGGGTGGGGCGAGGACGTTTCCGACTACGATGAGTGGCTGGGGGAGCCCTGGCCGCCGCCGGATTGATATCAGAGCCCGAGGCTTAGTCCGTTGCTCCCCATCAGGGCGACAGCACCGGGGACGGTGAACACCGTGGTGACCACCACGGGCTCCCCTGAGGCGTTGTAGGCGACCACGTCGATCATGAAGGACGTCTGATCGCTGACATGAGGAGTGACCTCGATCGAGGCGACTCGATACAGCTTTTCCTTCAGGCTCACACGCTGGTACCGAGCCTGATGGGTTTGGGCTTCCTGCAACTTGGCGAGAGCGTTCTGAACATCCTCTTGGAGGAGTGTCGCGACAGCCCCGATTGCCTTGTGGCCGGTGCGGCTCATCAACAGGCTCCCGTACCAGGAGTGATACGGGTTGGAACCACGGCGGGTGAGGAGGATCTTCAAGGCCGCCTGCTGGAGCAGGTTCTCATCCTCGACCAGGACCACATCACCTGAGATACTGAACCGCCAGTCGTTCTCCACGAAGGTCGCCCGACAGCGGAGACAACGCTGCGGCGGGACAGAATAGGTGACCTTGAAATTCGCCTGTTGCTTGACCGGCTTGACGAACTTCGGGAACCTGTTGGTGATCGTGTCCTGTCGCGTCGCGAGACCCCACCCGGGATACAGCTCCTTCCCGCGAGAAGCATACTGGCCTCCGAATCCAAGGGCGGCGGTAGCCGTCCCGCTGACTTGAATCCGAGAGGCCGGGCCGATGGCAGCCCCGTCGGTGAAGGCAAGATGCCCGCTCTCGTTCTCTGGAACCACATCCGACAGAACCGGGAGCAGCTTCCTGACAACAGCATCCGTCGTCACCCTGTACCCGGTCGGGAGAGTCACGGTCGCCGTCTCACCACTCCCGGTCACCGTCAGGGTCTCTGACCCCGCGGGGATGTAGAACGGACCACTGGAAGCCCCCTTGAGCCGAGCAGGGATAGAGAACCCGCCGGAGGGGATATAGAAGCTGTTGTTGACCATCACCCGGACCAGCCCGGCGGCACCCACCGGCTGCATCGTCTCCAAAGAAACCCTGTCCGACCCGAGAGCCACAGGTTCCTCAATAGAGATATGAGGGCAAGGCCACCCGAGTTGGATCTCCTGGCTCACCTGTACTTCCTGAGAACCCCCTCAAGAACACCCCGGAGAGACCGACCCCCAGGGTCACCGCCACGACGGATATCTCGGACAGCTCGGGCGATCTCCGAGTGGGAGTCCGCCAGGGAGGGGCCACCGTCCCGACGGTCCAGGACGTCCACGACGTCCTCCAGCATCCCGAAAGGGTCGGAGAGTTCCTTGATCGCCCACACAAGATCGCTCCGGTCACTGGCGACCAGAGCCCTCAAGAGAGCCGGGCGAATCTCCGGGTTCTGGTGAGCGAGACGAATAACTTTGCGGCGAAGCGACATGGTAGACCTCTGCCTTTGAATAGCTATAGAGGGATTAAAGCTCGGTCCCCACCTCGTAGTCCTCATCTGACATAAGGAAGGGGTAATAAGCCAGGGCATCCTCATTCGGGGTGTCCATATCTCGCACCCCGTCCTCATCTTCAGCGTAGAAGACTGCGTCGATAAAGCTAACCAGGGAAGCGACGTTAAACTCCCGATTGAAGTCCTCTCGATTCACGCTGTTCAAGGCACCCACGGTGCCCCCTACAGCCAGAATGATTCTGGTGACTTCTTGCTCAAGCTGCTCTCGCAAATCCGCGAGCTTGATAATCCGAGCCTCCAGGTCATGACGCTTCGCTCGGATTTCCTGGGAGACCCATCGACGGCTGTGGTCCACATGGAAGACCGCTCGATCGATATTATCCCGGCGAACCCTCCCGCCGGTTCTAGGGGCAGGATCGTTGCCGATGCTCATGTACCCCCCGTCATACTGCGTGGCGTTGATGCTCCCTTGCTTGGGGTACACAACGCCCCCGCCCGGATACGCCTCGCTGGTCACCCCATCGTTGTAGGAAGTCTGGTCCGGGAGCAGAAAATGGCTGATGCTCATCGGATTACCCCCCTGAGCGACATACGCCTGAACCAGCTTCCCTAGCGAAGACCGCTCGGGGACAAAGAATCCCACCCGCTGCTCTGAAGCCACGCGATTCCCCTGATCATCCTCCGTCGTCTGATACTCCACCAGGACATACCCGATCCGAACCAGCTCAGCCCGGATCACAGCGAGGCGGTTACCCACATCACGTCGCTCCTCCAAGACGAAGCGGCGAAAGTCCCGCCAAGACCCCTGACGGAACATCCCGAGCCAACCAAAGGACACCTCAACCCTCCTCAGGGAAGAAGAGCTTGAGCAACTCGATCGTCACTGACGGCAACCCGCCAGCGACCACGACGACCCCGGCTCCATAGGAGGAGGCTGCATCTGAAGGCTTGTTCTCCGCAGTAACCAGCCCACTCACCAGCCCATCCGTCCCGTTCCCCGTCACCACCAGCCCGTTCATCGACGGGAACTGGAAGTCCAGCATCCTCTGAATGAGGGCGTTGATCTTCACGATCAACGCCTGAATCTGGAGGATGCGAGCCTCCACGAAGGCGATGTAAGCGAGGATCGCCTCAACGATAGAGTCCGCCGCCGCTTTCAAACCTTCCAGCCAATCAAGGAGCTGCTGGAGAGCGTTCTCCAGGTAAGGAATTCCCTGGGGGAGCAGCTTGTACGCCACCCAGGCGCCGTCCTCTGCCGGGAGAGAGCTGGATGCCGAAGCGATGTTCAGGACAGCCGCAGCAGCCGCGTAGACCTCAGCCGTCAGAACGTTCCGACAGAAGAACGTCTCAGTAGCCGTGAAATACACCGGGGAGCTATCCACGGACCCCTTCACAATTACCCCTCGCATCCTCTGGCCGAATCCGGGTCCCCGGTCCATCAAGTGCAAGCGAGCCCTGCCGGATCTCTGTTGGGAGACGGTGGTCCCCCCAAACGAAAATGGATTCCTCGTAATCCCTGTCGAAGCCGTGGACTCCAAGGCTCCGATCAGCGTCGTGCTGTCCGACCACTGCCAATCCAGAAGCGGCTCACCGAGCCCGACAACGTGTTCCTCCACCGCCGCCCCCAGGGTGCTCGACTGGCGGATCATCAGGTTCGCCATGTTGCGGCACCGATAAAGCACCTGCCGGCGAAACACCTGCGGGTCAGAGGGCTGCTTCCGGAACCAGTCTGAGGGGTTCCGGATCATCTGGGGAACAAGGGTGTCCGCGAGATCTTCCAGGCCCGTTGCGGTGAGGGCATACCCGGGCCTGAACGTGTCTGACACAGGCAGATCCGACCGGGACAACACCATGACGATCAGGGCTGCCGTCACCGTATCAAAATACTGAGCTTCCTGGGGGAAGCTCACCACCACGGCATCGCTGGTGGGGCCTTTGTCGCTCTCCTCCACGGAAGACCCCGACGCCTGCACCATCACGGGTTGTTTCAAAGCCGACCGACCGATCACATCAGACGGGCTGACAAGGTACTGGAAAGCCGTGCTCGTCGTCACCGCGTCCGAGACCGCAGAGACCCGGACGTATAAAGTCGTCGCAGGATCGTCATCCAGGGTCACCGAGGCCGCTCCGGTTGATCCGTCCCGAACCACCTCCGCGTGGTAAGGCATGTCTTCTGCGTTCAGGGTCACCTGATATCCCTGGCCCGGGACCATCGTGGTCGTCAGGGAGTTTTCCACGTAGAAAACCCGCTGGAAGACGTACCTGTCGCCTTGCTTCAAAGCCTCCAAAGGAATCGGCGTCGCCTCCGCGGGCGACTTGAAAGCATAGATCCAGACTTTGCCTGGACCACGGGTGCCGTCGCTGTTGAGAGCCTCCAGGCTCTCAAGGTCTCCGCTCAAAGCATCGTAGCCACCGTAGAGACGGAAAGCCTTCCCACCCTCCCCCACGAACACGCCACCGATCCGGGTCTCCTGTCCGTCCCCGTCCGTCTTGGGATCGGAGATCGGAGCCTCCCACCCGATCAAGAGACCCTCCTTGAGGGTGCTGACCTCAATCAGGAAGCCGTCCGGGGCTGGCATCGGATACGAGACCCCGCCAGCGATGACAGAAGCCATCCTCCACCGGATCTGGACAGAGACCGGGAGTTCTTCCCGCCTGAGAAGCTGCCCCAACTGCTTGAACCCAGCGATTCCGGTAGACTCGTTGCCATACCCCACCTCCAAGCCCACCGGCTTGGAGTAAAGCTGCATCCGGCCCTCTCTCATCCCAAAGAACCGCTTGATCAGCTTGATCACTCGGATGATGAGCTGGATGTTCGTAATATCGACGTTCACATAGAGGAAGATGGCTACCGCAGTCGTCCGCCCGCTGAAATCCGGTCGGGTAGGGTCCGCTCGGTTGACCAGCCGCGCCAGCATCCTCCGCTCATAGGCGGAGAAGCCACCCAGGATATCCTTGTATGGAGCCTCAATCTTCAGGTCGCCCGAGTAGTAGATCCCAATGTCCCGGATATCCTGAAGGAGACCCTCAATGGTCGAAATGATGGCTTCCAGAATGGCGATCAGGGGATCGAGGAAGCCGATCAGGAACGCCTTGACGAAGTTGAGGATGGTGAGGGCGATGTTGAGGATCGCGAGCAGAGCCGTCGCGACGGAGTCAATCTGCTCCGCAAATGTCTGAAGCTGCTCCGGCACCCCGGGCTTCATCTGCACCCAGGTACCTGACCCGACCTCGACCTCTGGCACTAAGAGCCTCCTCCATGCTTGATCCTATCCACCTGCTCGTATAGCTCCGCTACCCGGTTCTGGTCCTGCTCCAACTGATGCTCCAAGAGAGCCTTCACCTGAAGCAACGCCTCCTTTTGCTTTTCCACCAGAGGAGATTTCCGAACACCTCCAGGTGATTCACGCCAGGAGTCTTGTTGGATTCCCAGGGCTTCAAGCTGAGCCTGAATCTCTTCAAGCGTCATCAGGTGCCCTCCATGCTCTCTTGAATCTGGAGCAGGTTTTCCTGCTCCTCCAACCGCTCTTCCAGGCTCTCATCAAATCTCTCCACCGCGGGGAGGGTCCCCGTGACCCGGTGAGATCGGTAGTTGATCCAGGTGTAGCGGAGGTTTCTGAATCTGTCCGTCCGGTCCAGGGGGTCATCCAGCCGATCCGGGAGCACCGGCCTTCCCTCTCCGTCACCCTGAAAATCGGAGTACGGATCGCTGAAAGAAGCGTAGGCAGGAGGGGTCAGGTAGTCCAACCTGAGGTCCAGGCACCAGAAACGCCGACCGAGGACGCTGAGACAGTCACTCGTGTTGGCGTAGGGGGACACGAGTACCAGCCCCTCGATATCCGTAATCAGGTCGTTGAAAGGCACCCCGAGCCCGTTGGGGTACGGGCCGATATCCGTGATGTGCTCCTCAGACTGGAAATCGAGGTAGCTCCCCGAAGCGTCCCCTTCCATCGGGACCGCCATCTCCTCCATCCAAGAGAGCATCCTCTCCCGCATGAACAGGATGAGGTCGATCGTCTCCGTACTGAAGAGACTGGAGGGCCTGATGATTTTGTAGCTGAAGTGCTCTACCGAGTAGTTGTCCGCAGCGTAGCTGTCCCCCCCATCCGAAGGAGCTGTGGGGCGGAGGTCATTCTGATTCTCCCTCCCGCCTACCGCCCAGGGAGCCGTGGAAGCGTTCACCGTAGGCAAGACCACATACTCATAGCCCACCCCGCCGAACACCACGTCACTCCCGTCTCCGGCGAAGGTGTGGGCCGGAGAGACGACGATCTTGTCCGGCTCCACGCTGGTCACCCAATAGTGGCCCCGGTTGTCATCCAGGTCGCTCGGACCCCTCGCCTCATAAGGCCCACCGGGCACGTCCCGATCAGGACAGGAAACGTCGCCAAAGGGACGCATCCCGTCTTCTACCGGGGACGCCGGGTTGCCGGATGCCCCGACCAGGGAGCCCGCGGGGTCTACCAGGAGAATATCCCCCGCCTGGATTCCCAGGGTGGTGTAGTCCAGCCCGGAATCTCCATCCTTCAACTCGTTGACGGTCTCGACCCGGCCACCCTCCCCCGCCAGGGGGTCACCTGTCTGGTCAAGCAGAACCGCGTCTGTGATGTAGCTGAGTAGCTCCTCGTTGGATTGCTGGTGGGGCACCGGGGCTCGCTTCAGGTAAATCTGGAAGCGGGCTCCTGAGGCCACTGAGAGCCCTGGGGGGCGCAACTTCAGCGTTGTCCCTGACTGGATAACGGCGACCTCCGCTTGGCTGAGAACAACACCCTCCCCATCCAGAACTCGCACCGCATCTCCAACGCTGACATTCACATCAGCGTCCTCGAAATCCCCAAGCTGGGTTCCCCCGGCCGCGGTAAACACCCGCGTCCCGGCGTCATAGGACCAGGAGGTCCCTTCGCGAATCTCGTAAGCGAAGCGGAGAGGAGATAGGTTCGACGAGATATCCAGCGTCAAGGCGTGCCAACGTCGAATCCGACGAACCTCAAAGGTGACGGCTTCCGTCGCGGACCCCCCAAAGCTGCTGGGATCGCGCATCCCAACCAGGAGGCCCGTGCCGGAGTTGCTGGCGTCCACCACCTTGAGGAGACCGTCCCCGAGATCTTGAACCGGGGTCGGAGTGCTAGGCTCAAAGAAGATCCCCGCGGCAGCCCGGAAACCTGCCGTACCCGTCTGGTCAGCGGAGCTGTTCAAGACAAACTGGTCTCCAACTACGGGACAGGTGATCCCCTTCACCGCAGAAGAAGCCCCACCCCGGATCGTCTCCCACTCCGCCGCCGTCATCCCTGAGATATCCACGTAGTCGGGGACGCCCGCGAAGTAGGTCGCCACTGAGCTGGTGTAAATCGCAGGATCAGCCGTGGACCTCTCAGAGACCACCAGAGAGCCCGCCGTGCCCTGAAGCGTCATCCCCGAGGTGTAGCTGTATGTCTCGGAGCCGCCCTCTTTCGGGTCATACACCGTCAGGTGAAGAAGTCCGGCGGCGGTCGTCGTCCCGCTGTCATAGCCTACAGCGTTGGCTTCAAGGAGCGACCCGATCTTGTCGTTCATCGGGAGGTAGACCATCCCGCTGACTCGCTGGCCTGCGACGAGGGTTGCCCAGAAAGTCGCTGCGGACACCGCAGTTACCCCGTCAGCCTCCAACACCGTAGCGTCATTTACGGTGAAGGTCCGAGAGGGCACATCCAAGCTGGTGTAGGTCACCTGGACGGTCAAGGAATAGTTCCCGACGTTCACCAGGACAAAGAGGGTGCCCCCCGAAGCATCCCAGGCGATACCGTTTGCCGGCTCATTCGTGGTCTGGAGAGCGTCCACCGTGATCGTCCCCGCCCCGTCATCCCAGGACGAAATGACGGGGAACACCACGTTCAACCATGCCCCTGAACTAGGCGCCGCAGCCTTGGCAGAGACCTCCGCGTATCCTGTCGGGGCCGCCGGGTTGGAGTCCGCCACCGACCCCCGAATCACATAGGTCCCGGCGGTAGCCGCAGCTTCCCCAGAACCCGACGCCGTGATCCGGCAGAGGTCCCCAATCTCGATGTTCGACAGCCCCGCGGCGGTAGTGGGATCCGTGATCCCCGTGAGGCTATTGAGAGGGCCTCCAGCGACAGCCGTGCCGGTGCAAATAGCCGCCGCTTCATTCTCCCCCGAGCTGGGGATAGCGGAGAAGGAAATACTGGATGCCGGAGTCAGAGAGGAATCGTCACCCAGAGCTGCCGAGTGAGCCTCAAACGCCATCACCTTGAGAGAGCCTTCCTCGTCCCCAGCTCCCGAAGACCCCGCAGCCGCGAACGTCTCAGAGACCCCTCCACCGCTGGCCCGCGGGAGGAAGGTGAAAGCAAAGCCTCCGTTGACCTCTGCCGGAGCGTTCACCGTCAGGAGTGCGGCCTCTCCTGTCACCTGAGTTACCGAGAGGCCGCACTCCACCGAAACCGCGTTCGCAGTCTCAGTACCCCGCTCCAATGCACGCCGGAAATCGATCCGCTCGTTGAAAGTCAGCCTGTCCGTTCCGATGTAAGCGGTCTGACTCCCTCCTGCGGTCGCGTCGATAGAGAGGGAGAAGTCTCTGTAGGTGCCACCCCCGATATTCAGGACAGCTCCCGCTGCCCCACGGAGGATGACGGACTGCCCATAAAACTCCGGCACTGAGGTCAAAGTCGCAGGGGATCCCGCCCCATCACCCGTCACCGTCGAGCCTGTGATCGTCACCGTCTCCAGAGGATCCCCGGCAGCGTCGAAGATCTGGAGAATGATCGAATTGGTGTTGGGATAGGCCGGGTAGCCCACGAGGTTGTTCCAGCCTCCGTTGGCCTGATTGTCGTCCGCCCCATCGTTGAGGTAGATCCCGCCCAGGCTGGCGATGCTGAGAGTCACGTCTGTCCCGTCATCCGTGATCTCCACCCCCGCCGTCCCGTAGGTCGGCGCGAGGTAAGCGACTGCGTGGTCCACCCGATAGAAAATGTCGGACCCCACCTGAGTCGGAGAGACGAAGCGAGGGACCTCCAGGGCACCAGCAGAGACCGCCCCGATTTCTAGAAGCCCCTCCATCCCATCGTCTACAGCCTGACCCGACTGAACCAGCAGGAGATCGAACTCTTCGACAGGACCAACTCCCGAGTGTGCTACGAAGGTCGGAGAGAGATCCTGACTGGTGAGGAGAGTCGCCGGGGGCTGAGCCCCACTCGCCGCCGCGAGGAGTTGACCATCCGAGCCAACGATCTCATCGGGGTACACTCCCCGATCCCCACTCACAGCGTCCGGGCCCAGGACCGCACGAAAAGTGCTCGCTGCCTTCCCCAAGCGGTCAAGCTCCGTATTCGCGGCCCCCATGTAGGGGATGGTGTAGTCGCCGGAGTCGTTCGTCGTGGCCCCCAGAAGAGCCGGGAAGGCGAAGGGCTTCTTCCGACCGTTGGCGAATTCGATATCCGCCTCAATCGTCGTCATCGGAGCCGGGACCTTCTGACCCGTAATCTCCTTGAGCATTAAGGGAGAGGGGTCCTGAATGCTCGGAAGGGTGTTGTCCACGAAGAGACCACGCCGTCTCTTCTGCCCGAGCTGGAAGCGACGATACAGGTTCGTCTGGTCCTCAATCTCCTTCAACTCCTTCCGGGTCGGGGGATCACTCAACTCCAGGGTTTCCAGATCCAGCCCGCCCGGAGGCACGATGAACACCGTGTCTCCCTGAGAGAGACTCAAGGTGCTGGATTCCAACTCCCCCGCCCCAACCTGGAACAACTCCGAGGCGTCCGTAATCAGATTGCCCTGGTCATCTGCGAAGGTCAGCACGCACCCGGAAATGACCTCCCCGATGTAGACCGCCTTGTACCGGGGGTTCATCTCAAAATCACCCAGGGCAGCCGGGATCGAACTGATCACCGTCCCCGTCCCCGCCTCGTAGATGCTCCCGTTGGGCTTACCAAAAGCGACCTGCTGGTACAGCCGAGTGTCCGGGTCCACCGCCTTGAAAGCAGGTGTGTGAAGCTCGGCGTCCCCCGTAGAGAGATCCGACAAGGAACCCCCATTGGCCGAGAGCTGCGTGAGATCGGGCCAACCATCATCCCCCACGGGGAAATCCTTCAACGGAAGGACCGTCGCGATCACCGCGGGGCGGGGATTAGATGAGAACGAGGCGTCTACGTCGGGGAACCCCGTCGCGCTGAAAGCCCAGATACGAGCCCGAGGATACCTGTCCCGAGCATCGCAGTCCGTCACCTGGGTGAACTCCCCCCACGCAGGGTTGCTCATGACCCCGATCGTTGTCCGGAAGGTCGAGCCAAACACAGCCGGCTCTCCCCGGAACAGGGAAGGGGGCTCCAGCATTTTGAGGAAAGCGTACTGCCCTACGTCCCCCGTCGCCAGATTGGCCTGCATCCCAGGATACAAGGTGGTGAACACCAGAGCGGCCTCTGGGAAGAGCCTGGACAGGTGGTGCGGGTCTGCCATACGGGCATAGCGACCCTTGATCCAGAAGAAGGGGAGGCTGATGCTCATCTTCGGGAACCCCGGGCCCGTCAAAACCCGGTCGTCCATGTCATTCTGGATATAGTCCCGCTGGGTCTGGATGTAGAACTTCACAAGGAACCCATCCATCGGATCGCCTTCCACCTCCTTCGTGTCGCTGGTTTGCGTAGCCGATTCCGGGTCTACGATCGGGTCTCCCTCAACCACCCGGAAGCTGCCCGAAGCAGCCTCAAAGAGATCCGCCCAGATCAACCTCGGGTTCAGGTGACCCGTGATTTCATCCTCGTACCCCGGGGGAGGGTACGCCTTGTGGCGTCCAACCAGGAATCGAAACTTCCCGTCGCGATCACCGATCACCAGACCGCTGATCGTCTCCTGAATCTGCTCAAAGGCAACCACCGCTGAGTTGTAGAAAGAGATGAAGGTGCGGGCTGCCCTGTCCCGATCCAAGAGATCCGCCCGCTCAGCAAGGAGCCCGACCGTTCCGTAGGACCAATTATCCGTACTCGCCCCAGAAGTGACCGCGGGGCCCGAGTGCGGGAAACTACCCGACGCCGCTGAAGCCGCAGCCTGAGCTACCTCCCCCATGTAAGTCGAGAGAGGCACCGCTCGACAGTAAAACGTGTCCGGGCTCCGGAACGTGTAGGTCCCCTGAAGGACGCCACCCAGATAGCCATTCGCCGCATCCGGGATCGTGACAAAGGCATAAGACGCCTTGAACCGCGGAAAAATCAGAACCCCGCCGGAAAAGAAAGGCCCGATCTCGCGAACCCGAGTGTACCGGAGAGCCAGATATTGTCCGGCCGCCAAAGCAGCCTGCCTGGGTTCCAACAGCTCCACCCGTCCGGTCGTCGGATCGAGGGAGAACTCCGTGGTCTCGGTGAGTGTCCTCCCTGGGAGGGGATTCCCATCGCCGTCTACTTCACCGAACAGGACAAGCTCGTAGTCCTCGAAAGGCAGGAGGGGGTAGACCCCGTCGAACTCCCGAGCCCCCGGAGGGTAGATCGGTCGAACGGAGAGCTTGACCGCGTCCTGTCCGTAGTTGTACCCAGCGAGGAACGGGCTGCTGACCTCGATAGTCGTGTAGCGACCATCATCCGACAACAGGCTCCCTGAGATATGGTGAGGTACCCCGCCAATCTCCAGCAGGTGTCCCGTCCGAGCGTACTGGCGGACGTCTCCTTGAAAGACGATCCTCATCATGCCGCGATCAACCGGCTCATACTCCGCCGTGACGGTCAGGAGGAACCCCGCTCGGGCTCCCGTGGCGTCTCCATCTACCACCGTGGCGACTGCTTCCGAAGACAGGAAAGCCTCGGCGTCATGACCAGGAGCCCGAGACCCCACTTCCTCCTGCATCGTCGGGTACAGGGTCACCGTGGTCTTATCCGTGGACGCCGAATAGCTGGATGACTTGATGTAAAAGACGACCGGACCTACCCTGAAGGTCATTCCAGCCACCAACTCAGCCGTGCGGTTAGTCTCCAGGGTGAACGAGCTGGTGTTGGCTGCGAGGAAAAACGGGGGCCGATACACCGGACGCTGGCTTACCGTGTATGTCTGCTCGCCTCCAAATGCCTCATAGACGGCATAATTGAGGGTGACGACCGCGCTGCTGTCCACAGCTTCAGCGAAGTGAAGCTCATCGTCATCAAAGTTCACGACCACCGAAGTCGTGTTCCCATAGTTCTGTAGCTCCGGGCCCACCCACACGCGCATCAGGACCGCCTGAGCAACCGTCCGACCATCGCTGTTGAAAGCATAGGTGGTCTCGTCTACCCGAGTAGCGACCTCCTGCCTGATGTACACCGGCAGCTTTTCAGTCACCTGAACCGGCACGCCGTCGTCGTCCAGCTTCTTTTCGCCCTGGCTGTCCGCCTGGAAGTAGTCCACCTCCACGAGCTGACCATCCCGGAGAGCCTGGGGCAGATAGAGGGCCCCCATCATAGGGCTGATCCGAGCATCCAGCCCGGCCTCCGTGATGAGCTGCTCCACGAAATACGCCGTGACCCCGGCATAGGAAGCCATGTCCGCCGCAGAGAGGTTCAGCTCCCCGGTGAGTGGGTCGTACTCCACCACCCCAGCCGAAAGATCGGTCGGATCCGTAAACGCCTGGAGGTAATAGACCTCGTCCGAGGCGTGATCGGTCAGGGTGTCTGCTCCGAAATTCAACTGGCCCTCTACAGGACTCCCCGCGACCCCATACTCAATCTGATCACCTGAGAGATCTGTGGTCAGGGACGAGACCCCCACGAGGTTCGACGCCCCGGTGGTGTACACCGAGGAACCCACCTGAATCGAAAAGGCGTCATTGACGAAATGAGCCTCAGCGAGATCGGGGACCGCCAGGGCATCATTCGCTACCAGCCCCAGGCGAGTCTGAGTCAACCCGGTCAGGGTCGCAGACGGATCCGTGCTCGCTTGTCCGAAGCGAAGCGAGATGATCCGCCCACTGCTCAAAGCTTCCGACAGGACTGCCTGAAGCCTCGCCGCAGCCTGAGCGGCTGCGTTCACAGGGACCGCCCCCACCGAGTGCAGGAGCCGAACCTTAAAAGGCTCCTCTGAGAGATGATTGAATTCCTGATAGACCAGATCCGCGACAACCCCGGGGTCATAGACCTCCCTAGAGTAGCTCTTGTACACCGTCCATGTGACCTGCGAAGCCGCCGCCTGGAAGGGCACCCCCGCGGCTACCGTGAGCGTCCCCCCAGAGACACCAGAGATGACATAGGTTCCCTGATTGTCCCCGCTCGTCACCTGAAGCCAGTAATCCGCGAGGACACCCAGAGCGGCCCAATCCGAGACGTTGCTGTCCGTGAACGCACCAGGGAGAGCCGCTGCCCCGTTGGAGCCCGACGCGACTTCACCACCAACCACCTCGATGAGATGAACGATCCCCGGGTCGCCGTCATCCGGGAGGAGATACTCCACCCCCTGAGTCAACAACGTGAGAGGGCCGCCGTCCTCCGACGAATACAAGCCCCCACCGCTAATCACAGCAGGATGCAGGGAGTCTCCGACGACGAGCTGATTCCCGAACGCCAGATGCCGCGTCGGGTGCTCCACCGCGGAGGTCACCGTTGCCGAATCCAACCACCCGAAGCGGGAATTCGGGAAGTTATAGAGCACCTCCGTCATGTGGTTGAGATACTTGAAATTGATCCCGTCCACGAGACGGAAGAACATCCCGGAGTCGTACCCCGGAATATCCAACAGGGGTGCCTGATCGACGAAAAAGTAGGGGGAGGCCCCCACGGACTTGGAGAGCACCTCGCCGCTGAAGCGGCTCCGAGAACGGAAATCCGGCTTATCCTTGGAGCGGTCTCGGTTCAGGGGACTCCGATAGACTCCGAAGCTCATACCGGAATCGGGCAACCACGTCTCTCCCCCCGCCGGGTCCACTCTCCAACCGGGGAGGAACCCCAGAGCAGCGGAGCCTGACAGGTCTCGGTCAGAGGGGGCCCCGCTTGTAGTCGAGCCAAAGCCGATCTCCACCGTCCCCGTAGTCAGGCTAGCCCCCTGGAGGATCACCCGACCCCGACTCGCCGTGACTGCGGTGGCGTGCCCCCCTGCCGTGGTGACGGCAGCCTGGAGATCCGCGGCGACCTGAGCCGCCGTAAATTCCTCCGCAGTCCCTACGACGGAAACCAACCCCGCTGAAGTCCAATCGACATTCGTCGTATCGATTCGGAAAGCGAGAGCCTCCGTCCCGTCAAGACTGAAAGGCTCTTGGACACGAGAGTAAATCCGAGCTTCGGGAGCATAGACAGCCGGGGTCACCATCGCGTGTCGGAAGTAGATGCTCTCCCCGGAGAATTGTCGGCGGTCTTTCAGCCCGACAGCGACCCGAGGGATATCCGCCCCGGTGTCCTCAGACTGCAAGGCAACCCAGATCCTCCCGCGGCGGATCAAGAAGGCGAAGTCCGGGAGGCTGTCTGAGTTTCCGAGACCCTTTTCAAACTCGACGATATTCGTCGTGTGGAAAGCCCCTTCCCGAGTAAAGAAGACCTTGTCTCCGGGGGCCTCCAGGGAGCGGACCATCCCGGTCCCCCCGGCTCGCGACCTCCATGTAGAAGTCGTAGTGGGCTCCGTGCCGGAGTTGTCGTACACCCGGAGAGCCCCAGAGACCCCGGGGAACGGGAGGGGCTGAGCCTCGGGGAGATAAAACTTGCTGGTTGCGTCTACCGTCTGAACGGTAGAGCCATCCGACTCCGTCAACTGGCATGGGGAAGGGAGCGGGACCGACGAGGTCGTCAGGGAGACACCGTCGTAGACCACCTCACAAGCAAGGTAGAGCACGTCGAATCCAACGGCGTCCGGATCTGCCTTATCAATGTCCGTCTGAGAAAGCTTGATCCGTCCAGTGGACTTCGCCCAATAAACCTGCCCTTCGCTCACGGAACCCGGAAGGTCGGCCTCCGTGTCCACAGCCACAGGCGTCAGATACCTCCGCGACCCCAGGCTGATAAAGGGCCTGTCCGTAGGTCCGGGGACAGGGCAGAGGAACAGCCCTCCGGCGGCGTCCTTCAGAGCACCCAGGGAACCCGTAGAGGTCTCCTGAAAGTCTTCAAACAGGTACCAGATCGTCTTCCCGGCGTGGGTCTCCAGAAAGTCGGTGTGGAACCGGAGGATGCCATTCGCCACCCCCAACACAGCATCCGGAGTGTTGCTCACCGGGAAGACGTACTCGGTATCTTCCGCGTCTTCATCCGAGATGACCAGGACCGTGACTGGAAGAGAGGAGGCCGAAGCGTCATCCCCGACCCGAACCATCGCGTAGGCATCTTGAGCTGCGGGATCCCCCGGGAGGTTGTCTCCTACCGAAAAACGAGAGGGACGGGGTACCAACAGATAGTTGGTGTCTGGGAGCAGGGTCCCGATATTGACGGGGGCGGTCCCCTTGAAAGGCCCCCACCGCTGAGCCTTCCCATTCCAGCCGAAGCGAGTAGCGTACTGGTCATTTCGAGTCCACCAGAACCGCTGCCCCGCCAGGACGTAGGTCACCGAGGAAACCGCATCTCCGCGAGCTACTGAGACCCCGTCCCCCAACGCCGTCAAGGTAGTGGAAGAGAGGGTGACCAAGCCAGCATCGGCGTCCTGGGAGTCGAAGTCCTCGGCGGCATCGGGACCCGCCTCGATTGGATTGTCCGGATCGTCCCCCCGGAGAATCGTGACCTTCCGGATAGAAGAGAGGCTCCGCCCAGCATTATCCGTGATCACCAGACGAGTGCTGGCGTCCGTCTTGACCGAGCTGTCGGAGGTGTCCGTGACGCTGATGGATCCCGGGGGGACGACCCCGACCCCCTCGTCAGTCACCGCCCAGGCGTTGTCCTCAACCATCGAGAGGTTAGAGCTATTCGCTGCCCAGATCAGGTATTCCTGAACCCCGCTGACTGGATGTTGGAGCACCGCTGCCCTGTACATGTCGGCGTAGGGCTCCACGAGATCCCCTGGGAGAGCGTAGCTCCCTGGGAGGTCCCGAATGTCTCGCAGGACACCGGAGTCTCCGTCCGCCGTAGAGATGGCGTTGGACGGAGCACTCCGTGGTGAACGCAGAACATATCCAGTAAGGTCGAAAGCCACCTAGGCTCCTCAGTACAGCCCGTTGAGCAGAATGGTGTAATCCATCCCGCGGATCCTGCTTGGGATACCCGGAGGGTTGTGAACCACTACCGGGCGAAAAACCCACTCCCCATCCAGGCTAATCTTGCTCTCTTCCTCGCTGTACACCCCAGGGGCGAGACAATCGAGGAATCGGAAAAGAGTGGCTATATGTTGTCTACCCTGGTCTCTATTAGAAACCAGGAGAACCACCATCTCTCCCCGGAGAATATCCCTGGCCGCCTGGACCAGAAGGGTTGTGGTCCTCCCGGTCATGCGGGTCACCCTTTCAAGGGAAAGCCACTCTGCCCTGTCGGGACAGCTCAAGGCTTTGATAAGGAAGGTGTTGGGGTCTTCCAAACCAAGCTGGCGATAAACTCGGAGGTGCTCAGACATTATAAGACTCCGCTGACAGAGGTTCCACTAGCCGGAGAGGGGCCCGCAGAACCGGCCACTCCACCAGTACCCGCCCCGGTCAGGAGCAACGCTGCGATAGCCGTCCCCAGGGCTCCGGAGACTTGCCCCATCTGCATACCGGACCACCCTTGACCTGCCATGTTGCCTTGGATCAGGGCAACGAGAGCCGGCCCATTGGCGATCGTCACCTTGGATACGTCGGTTCCGGAGCCCACCCCAAAAGACTCTCCGAGGTAGATCCCCTTCGTCGTAAACTCAGAAGGGACAGCGACCCCGACCGCCCGAGCCAACGGGAGAGCGGTCGGGCCCAGGAGCCCGTAGGAGCTGAAGATCCCGGAGACCAGAGCCGGGTTGGCCGGGACCACCAACTTCCCCGTCACCACGCCACTCCCGCTAGCCCCGGAAGTCACTCCCTGGAGCATCAGGTTGGTCCTTAGACGGGACCACATCGCAGTAGACCGAGCGATAATGGAGGCCAGCCCGAGCCACTTCCGCCCCGTCATGTCTGGGGCGGAGGCCAGTAAAAGCTGCCCCAACCCCACCGCAGAAACCGGCATACCTCACCCCAGCCTATGCCCAGGTGACCCCATGCCGTACAAGGCCAGGGGGAGGCCGGTCAGGGGATCTCTGTCCGTGTTGCAAAGGATCAAGCCCTTCTTCCCAGGACCAATCAGGGTCACTCCGGCCCCGCCCTGGACCGTCGCGGGCCCCACGCTCGCCATCCTCGCGGAGACGCTCCCGCTGATGGTCGAAGACCCGGCGATGGCTCTCACCGAGACTGACCCGACGACCGCCCGACCAGTGATTCCCGTGATGGAATTCGTCGTCCATTCATTTTGACCCGCCTTGTTCTGGACCGACCCGACCGTGGACTTGTTCCGGACATTGCCCACCCGAGTCCGGGTCTCCACATCTCCGATCCCCGTCGTATGTTGGGTCTTCCCCATGCTCACGTCGGTCTTCTTCACCACCCCGGTGGTCGGGATCGAAGTCGAAATGTTCTCTTCGACGTAGGGGCCATTGGTCGGCCGGAAGTCTTTCGGCCCGGAGGCGTTCAGCGTGTGCTTCCCGGTGGTAGTCGTTTCCACCGAGTTGCTCGTCTGACGAATCATGGTCCCCGCGGCGAGGGAAACCTCCGCGGAGGCGTTGAAGCCCATCGACGCCACATCACTCAGATCAAACTTGGGGGCTTTGATTTGAACCTGGGCTGCCTCCAACTTGAGGACCGTGCTGGCCTTCAAATGCAGGGAAGGCTGATCAGCCTCCCCCTTGCCCACCCCGGCCCCGGCCACGACTGCCCCTCGACCTGTATTGAGAGGCCCCTCCGCGGAGATGAGCACCCCACCGCCAGAGCGGACCAGGAAGCCGGCGTTATCCTCCCGGCGGCCACCTGACTCGAAAACAACCGCCCCATCGCCCGCGAGGCGAAGGCTCTCCCCCGCCGGGGAACGACCCATCCACAACCGACCCCCGCGAGAGAGTGAACCTTCCAGGGAAGGCGATCCCGGGGGGCCTCCAAGAGACAACAGGGCTCTCCCAGACTTGGTTACAGACCACCACGTCGTAGGAGTGGCTCGTCCTGTAGGGGGCTGCATCCTGAACAGCATCGCGGCGTGATCGTCGAGACTCCCCGCGGCTCCCGGGACAAGAGCAGGGCGGGGAGTCTCCCCCTCCCCAAAGACCACTGGAGCCAGAGGCTTCCCGTAGGACTCCCGACCGGAGAGAGAGAACGGATCATTCCCAACAACCGTCCCGTAGACCACCTCCAGAAAGGCTCGATTAGCCGACTGAACAGATGTGGTCGCCTCCTCCGGGTTCGCGTTGGGGAGGCGGTCAGCGTCGAAGCTGTCCGTCTGCTCCGTAACCGGGAGAGTCCCGTCGGAGGTGTGAGACAGCTCGATTCGATATTCAGTAAGGGCGTCAGCTTCGGCTGAGCGGAAAGCATTATCCTGACTGGAGCCTTCCGCTACCCGATAGGCAAGCTTGCCTCCATAGGCCCCTGAACCGGGGACCTTCGGGTCCAGACGGTAGCCGTCTGAAGAAATGAAGAGCCCCTGCTGGAGAAACGAACCAGGGTCTACCCAGGTATCAAAGTCCAGGTCTTCCGAGAAAACCGAGTGGGGGCGGAGAGTATTCGGAGTCCCGGAGTACGCCTCCAGAGCGGTCTCAAAGACCGGCTCCCCCTCCGAGCCAAGGAGCTGGACCGTATCCCAGAGCCTCCTCCCAGAGAACATCTGGGAGGGCAACAGGGTAGCGTCTCGCTGAACCATCCCAGCGTACACCCTGAATCCCGCCCCGGCGTGGAACTGCTGAAGGGACCGGACGACGATGGCTTGATCTGCATCGCGAAGTCGGATCTCATTCGCCCGCCGGTTGGTCAACGTCGCGGACTCGTCCAAGACAAGGTCCGCACCCTGAGCACTGCTGGCGACGATATTCCCCGGCTGCATGTGGCGGAGCTTGTGACGGATGCGGTCCATCACCCCTTCCTGACGAATCGCATCCGAAGGGCTCTGGCTGTACTCCTCAGGGCTGAAGGGCTGGATAGGCATCCACTGGTGCCCGGACTGGACCCCGGGGATCACCCAATTGATGATCACCGGTTGTCGATTGTGACCGCTCTCCTGAGCCTTCCAGCCGATCTGACAGATATCCCCAGGCTGGGGGAGGGAGCCGAAGAAATGCCGCGACCCGGCCCCTGGGAAGGCCAGGGGAACCTCGGTCTCAAAGGTCTCTCCGGTCTCGATGCGGAGAACACAGGTGAAGTCTTCGTAGTTCACGCGAACGACCGCGGCGTACCCCATCGCGTACCGCTGGGGTCCCTGATTCGCAGACGAATCCAAGGGTCGCGGGGAGGCGAGGTCATACTTGATCTTGGAAGACCCCGGGCCCGGATTGTAGGTCACATCAGCCATCACCCAGCTCCTCCTGAATCGTACCCACCTCCTGATCAATGCTGGAAGACGCATTCTCTACCAGAGATGCCCGCCTCTCGCTGTCCGTTAGCTGCTCGACCGCCGCCGTCAAAAGCCCGGAAGTCTGCTCCTCGTACTCTCCCCGGAGGGCTCCTTGATTCTCTGCCCAGGAGGTCGAAGCCTCAACCATCTGGTTAGAGAGCCACTGCGAGACGCTGTCCGGTTGCTCTACCTCCACATAGGCCGCTTCCCCTCCTTCAGCGAACGCCTGTAGGAACAGGTCTGCCTGAGCACCCTTGCACTCGCAGACCTCACGACTCAACGTGACCCCCATGTCGGCCAAGCTGTAAGCCGCGTTGACAGCCGTGATCTTGAACACCCGCTCCGTCCCCACATTCGCCGGCCGGTTCATCAACCGCTGCTCAAAAACCGTCCGACCATCCCCATCTGGAGCGATGATTCTGGATTGGGGAACCCCCTCTTGCTCAGCGAGAGCGGCTGCCGTCTCGGCGTCCAGGGTTCCACCCTCCCCAACAGGAGCATATCGCCCTGAACCCAGCTCACGGACGAAGTTTTCTACCGAGTTGATATCCGACCACGAAAAACCGTCCTCCATCGTCAGTTGCTCCCAAGAGCCCCCAGGGAGGACCGAAAGCCCTCGCCCATACCGATAGGAGCCGACCACCTCGTAGCCGTCTGCGTCGCTTACCGGGAACACCGGGGTGTACACGGACTTTGTCTCCGGGACCAGGGAATTACCCGTATCCAGCCCATGCCCCTCTGACGTGTTCAGGAAATGACCCCCGCCTCGTACCTCGTCCAGGGCAGCAAAAAGATCGTTGACACGCTGACCGGCTCCATCCCAGGCAGCCACCTTGTCCTCAAACGTTCGCCCCGAAGGGGGATCCGCCCGAACAGACCCCCACTCCGCTTCCAGGTCCGCATTCACCCCGTTGATCGCCCCCAGGCAGGCATCCGTGATGTAGATAGCCATCTCCCGAACGTAAGCGTCATTGACTATCTCCTGCGGCCCGATCACTACAACAGGATTGTCCGCCTGGAAGGACGCCCAGGACACACTCACGGTGGGGTAGACCGTCGCCGCTGCGGCGGCGACTTCATCAAAAATCCCGGCAAAGAGGGTCTCAGGAGCGGCACTGGTCGTCTGACTGCTCCTGAAAAGAGCCTCCATCCCGGCCTCAAGAGCCCCTCGATCCGCCGTAGGCAAACTCCCTGATTTGAAGTACGTCCGCATCACCATCTTTGTGTAGGTGTGCTGGGCGAAACTCAAGGTCTGAATGAGATGGGTCGCGGTAACCTCCGGGTCTGGAGGAGGAGCGTTTGGGTCACGGGCTTCCGTGCTCGTGGGAGCCGCGAGAGGGATGCCATATCGGCAGGTGACGTCGCCAATCTGAACCTGACCTTCCCGGTCTACGAGACCCTTGATCGTCACGGGCGTCTCCAGGGCGTATTTCTCCCCGGTCGTCGGGATGCCGCCAGCCTCCTCATCTGCGATAAACTGCGGCATCCCCTGAGCGACCTGATCTTCCAGGGACGCCGTGTAATAGCGGTAATAGCCGGGAAGAGCCGCCCCAGGATTGAACGACGCCTTCATATCGTTGAGGGCATCAAGGTAGTTCCAGGTGGCCTTCCCATCCGGGATATCTGTCCAGACGGGGCCACCCGCTGCCCTGACCAACTCGTAGAACTGCGAAGCGTTGCTGTGGGCCGCCTCCAGGGTTGCCTCTCTCTCCGCCTGAGTCTCCCCGTCATAGGGATTGTTCTGGGCGTCACGAATCGATTGAACCTGCTCTAGAACCTGCTGCGGGGACTGGATCTCCACGACTGTCCCGTCATCCTGCCCGGAGTGAAGCATGAAGGGGCCCTGTAGCCACTGCTGCTCCGGCGTCATCTCCGTCTGAGCCTCGCCTAGGGAGAGCCGACCTGACAACCTCGCCGCCCGGATCAAGATGTTGATCCCCTCCGTCGTCGCGAGGTTCTCCAGATCCGCCCCGACGACGAAGAAGAGAGGGTTGATTGTCTCCGGGTCCAGAGCCATGACGACATTCGGAACACCCACCAATCGAGGGTGACCGTCATCCCCGATCAACTGAAGAGGGAGCTTCGGCATGGTCGTCGCCGCGAGATCGAGGTTGGCGACACCAGCAGGCTCACCATCCCCAGCCTCCCCGGGAGCCATGAACTTCGCCCGGATCCCGACGAGGTTCAGGGTCGTCGTACACTCCCCGCCGAACTGGTGGCTGTGGTTCATGGACTGGATGTATCCATACACATCCAGGTGCTCGATATACACCGGGTAACCAGGGCGAAGCTCCGGTCGTACAGGGATCTGAACCGAAGCGGACCTGACCCCGATATTGAACAGGTCCATCCGGTTGACGGCGGAAAAGAACATCGCCCGAGGGTCGCCGTAATACTGCGTCTCAAACGTCTCCTGACGCCAGCCGTACTTCGCAACCAGCCGGTAGTCCAGATACTCCGCTCGGATGCCCCACTCGCCCGTCAGGCCCACCTGGATGTTGGAAAAAGCACCCCCGGTGCCCTTCACCGTGGTCGCCTCGGGCTCCGTCTCCCGGAAGGAGATGGACCTGATATCCACCGGTCGGATCCGATACGCCGGAGCATCCTTCGTGTCCAGGTTGTAGAAGGGGGGCTTGAACACCAGATCCCCGTCCACGTCCATGAAGAACTCGAACCCCGTGATCTGGGAGACCGCCTTGGCGATATCCAACTTGGTCTCGTACTTCGACTCCCAGAGGTTGACCTGACCCCACTGGCTCACGTCATGGACGAACGCCTGCATCTGGGTGACGTTGATTCCCAGGTTGTCCCCCTGAGCGTCCGCCTCACTAGCCCCACCAAGCCGCACTGAGGTCTTATCCCAACCGAGGGCTCGGGCTTGAAGAGCTGTCTTCTCAAAATCAGAAGTCGGCTTGGCGGGGAGCTGGGAGAAATCGTATTTCGCGAGATCCTGAAACTGGCTGTGTGCCAGGGTCGCCAGGAAAGCCTGCTCAAAGCAGTTGTACAGGCTCCCGTCGGCTCCGTACATCCTCAGGCTCATCATGGACTCGGAGAACCGCTGCTCCCAATAGCGGATCATGAAGGACCAGAGAGAGGAGTTGAGCCCCGAAGAGGAGGCAGCCGAGTTGGTCTCGTTCCCCATCGCAAACTCGACACCGCCAGCTTCCCCGAAGCTGTCTCGCCAGAGGTTGTAGATGATCCCGTAGGGAGTCATCCCGTTGAGTTTGTGGCCTACAAGGTTCGGCTGCACCTTGGAGTTGGTCGGTCGATTACCAAACACCGAGGCGTTGGTCGCGACCCGCTGATACTGCCAGAAGTGGAGGAGATCCGCGCAGCTCAAAGAAGCCGTGTGCTCCCCCCCGCTGTACTCATGGCTGACCTCCGTGACCACCCCGTGATGGACAAGGTAGTAGGGGTACAGGACCGCCCGGGTGAAATCCACCTCCGAGTCCACGGGAGCCCCTCTCAGCATGTCACTGACCGGGAAGTAACCCCGCATGTAGATGTGGACCTCCAGCCCCGCCTCCAGAAGAAACTGACCATCGCGGAAGAGGTCATCCCCAAAATGCCTGGGGATCTGCATGGTGATCTGAGCCGTAGCCGGTGGCTGCAACGTGGGATCCACCGTCACCGACGTGATGAACTTCTGGAGGTCGATCCGACCCGAGCATGTCCGACAGCCAGGGACCTCCAGGTTGCCGTTCACGTAGACGAGGCAATCCGGAGTGTGCCGGACCACCGAATGCTGGTTCAGCCTCCAGGTGCCCACATAGGGACGATCCTCGACACCCATCAGAGCAACTCAAACGGGGTGGTCGCGAGGTCCACCGCTGAGGTTGGCGGCGTCTGAGGCAAAACAGAGAGGCCGACGCTGGAATGGTCGTACATGCGGTCCACCTTGAATTCAGCCTCCCAGGTCACCCGGAGAGGAGAGTTTTCCTCGAAACCGAAGCTGAAGGACTCGAAATGACCCACGTAGGTCCACTGATCATAATCAATCGCGATAGCTCCGATGAAATGATTGGCGTCCGTGTGGTTGACGTTGTCGAAGATGTAGCCGTTGTTCCTGTAGAACAGATAGAGGGCCATGAAGTTCTGCCACCCCGCGGAGTCCCGACGGCTGGCCTCCTGGTACCCGCTGACGCTCGTGGTCTCCCCCGTGGACTGGCTGAGGGTCACCACGTCATCTCCGAAGTAGGTCCCCGTGCTGTTAGAAGAAGCCGCCCCCGCAACAAAACCTGCGGTGGAGCCCGAGATCGAGAGCGTCGGCTGCTCCTCTCCCCAGGACTCAAACAAAGAACTGTCCCGAGTTTTGGTCCCGAAAGACTGCACCTTGCTGTACGCGATGCTCAAGCTCTCCGGGTTGACCAGGAGAACCAGCGGAGGAGCCTCCAGCATGGACTTGAGCTGGAGAGTGATATCCGCGGCGGCGTAGATATCTGCGAGAGCCGGGTAGAAATCGCCTGGGCTGAGGTTGGTGTTCAAGCCACCAGCCAAGACCGACTCCAGGCTGCTCCGAGTTGCCGACGTCACCGGGTACGAAGAGTTCAACGCCTCCGCGACCCGGTCTGCGTCCGAAGAAGCCCACCGAGCCGCAGCCCCGATCAACCCCACATCCTCCCCCTCGCTCTCTTCAGTAGAAGAGAGCAGGTCATCCGGAGGGACAAACCGCAGCCTGAATGGGGAGAGCTGGCGGAGGAGAGCCTTGGTGCCGTCAACCGGCACACCCTCCTGAGACTCAAACAGGTACGCCATCACCCGGCCGACAGAGATCCCGTCGTACCTGGAAAAAGCCTCCGCGGTTCCAAACTGAGCCATTTACTCTCCCGGCCACTGCCCAATATCAACCGACTCTCCCGTCTCATCCGAGACGACAGACGCGGTCTGGTGAGACCTCCAGGTGAGCAACTCTCGCTCCACCGTAAAAGCCGCGTTCAAAGTGAACTGATAGGGCTTCTCAGCCGCCTCCGTCACCGAGAATGAAGAGAACCAACCATAGTAAGAAGCCCCGTCAAAGGTCACCTTGATCTGACCCTGGAGAACGACGTGACCGTGGTTATCGTAAACCGAAGCGTTGTTCTTAAACAACGCTAACATATCCAGGTACTTATCGTAAGCTATGGTCTCCCTCCGGGTGCCTTGAGCGGTGCCGTCGTCGAGGTAATCGGGGGAAGTAATGTTGGAGAGTCCCGAGTAGAGTCGAACGAAGCCTCCCGTCGCCATATCGAAGGTGATTTCTCGGGTTGAGTCTCCCCAATGCTGTTCGACGAAGCCGCCCTTCGTTTGCATCCGGGTGATCTCCTTGCTGTAGGAGATCTTCATGCTGCTGGGGTTGACGTGGAGGACAAGGAAGAGATCCTCCGGGAGGAGGGAGGTCTCCCAATCAGGCCCCAGGATATCGAAGACCACGGGCCTCTTCCCAGAGCCGCTCTCCGCTTCTGCATGACCGCCAGGGAAAGCGGATCGGATCCGCTGGGGCATCAGTTAGGTCTCCCCGTCGCAGAGTTGACCGCTTTCCTCACAACGTCGTAGACCTTGCCCATGTCCTGAGGGTTCCGGACGTTGATGTTCACCGTGGAAGAGCCCCCGCCACCCTGAGCAATCGCCTGATCCGCCGGCCCCCCAGGCATCATTCCGATAAACTCATCGGCTCGATTGATGGGCGTGATGGAGCCACCGCCGGCACCCCCTCGATAGATGAAGTCGTCCATCCCCGGGAGCAAGTTGCTGTTGCGGAGCCAATCCACCAGACCCGCTCGAATCAGGGCCTCTTCCAGCACGGGGGGAAGAGCCTCTGACTTCGACCCTTTCAGAGTCATCAGCCGCGCGGCGAAGTCCTCGTGCATCCGACCCGCCATCATCTGTTCGCCGTAAAGCTGGCGAAGGCCAGAATCGTGGATCCCCGCCGCGGACAAGGCTTCGTCTATGCGGTTCTCCTTGAGGGCTTTGAACACATGCCCTTCAAGGTTCGTGTCGATGTTCTCGGTCCCCCCGACGATCTTGACCATCTCCTCTTGGAGAGCCTTCTCTTCAGCTAGCAGGGAGTCCACGTAGCCCCCCATCCCATCTTCAATCCCTTCTGCCACGTTGGTCTTCTGACGAGAATCGTCGCCCAGCAAATCCGAGACCTCAGCCATAGGGCCCACGACTTCAGCCCGCTTGGCGTCGGCTCGGTCTTTATCGGCATACGCCGCCGCACCGGGACCATCCACCGACCCCGAGGCGTAGGCGTAGCCGCCAAAATCCATCAGCGGCGGAGAGACTCCCGCGTCCGCCTTCCGGACAGCGTCAGCCACATCAGGCGAGCGACGGAGTAGCTCCTTCTCGACCTCACCGACCATCTCTTCACGGCTATCCGGAGCATCCCAGGAAGCCGTGTCCCGGATGATGCCCCGCAAAGCCTCCTGCTCCTTCATCTTGGCCTGAATCCCCTCCTTCTTCTGAAGGAAAACCGCCGCATCCCCCTTCAGCTTGTTTCGGGCTCCCACCTCATCGCCGGCAAGCTGGGAAGCCTGTTGGCGATTGTCGCTCAACTGGTTGTTGATTTCCACCAGCTTTGACCGAAGTTTCTCCGACACTTTCTGGGAAGCGTCCAGGGCTTCCTGCTGAACAGCCCTCTCTTCCGGGCCCATCGCCATCGTGGCCTGATAGAGCGACTGAATCCCCTGGTAGATCTGCTCCAGCCAATATTGAACGCCCGTCTCCAGAATCGTCGCCACGGAGGTCGTCTGACGAGTCAGCTCTTTCGCCCTCGTGTCAGCGGCGGAGAGACTCCCCTCCGCGGTGGCCTGAAGCAGGTCACCGTTCGATTGAATGTAGTCTCCCAGCCCCTTTAGCTCATGCTGGAATCCGCTCGCGTCCTCTGTCTGAACGTTGCCGTGCTCATCCACCCGAGCAGCCACCACCTTCCCGTTTCGGATAGTGGCTCCGAAGTTCTCCGCAAGCCGCTTGTCTCGCTCGCTGTTCGCTACAATGTTCTCCCCCCGCATCCCCTCCAGGGTATCCCACTGACCTCTCATCGCGAGATCCACCCGCTTGAGGGCCTCAAGCTGCTCCCCTGACACACCCGCATACTGCTCAAAAGCAGCCAGCTCGATCGCTCCCATATCACTGAGAGCCCGGTCGCCAAGAGCCTGGAGCATCGTAGCCAGCTTCCCGCCCATGTCCAGGGAGCCCATCCCGATCGCCTGCTCGCTCATCCCACCTTGCGTCCCCCTCGCGAGGTTGACCATCGACTCCAGCCGACGGGCCGACTCGTCATCACCCCGGAGCCGCATCTGGGCAAGAGCCTTGCCCAGCTCCTCCTGCGTCACACTCCCCATTCGCTGAGCAAGCTCCCGAGCTGTTCCCTCGTCGTTGAGATCCGAGCCCATGAGGCGATTGATATCCCCACCCAACCCCAGGTCCATCGACCCGAAGTCCTGCCGGAACTGGCGAGCAGTGTCCTCCAGGGACCGGCTCATAATGTCAGACATGTCGCCCCCACCAGCGATCATGATCTTCTTGAACCGCTCCGTGTAGCTCTCCTGCGTGAAGCCCTTGGTCAAGTCCTGAGCGAGGGCTTCCGCGAGATCCTCGCCCACCACGGTGGCGAGATCCGCGAGTAGTTCTGCGGTCTCCTCAATCCGGTTGTTGTAGATCGCCATCCC